ATGCGGGTTTACAATTATGCATCTTTTGCTAAGGTGTTTTCGAAGGGCATCATCAAGCCTAATATGACTAAAATTGCTAAGATTTTATTTGAGCCAGTCATTAGTCTTGGAGACTGTGTCAATAGACATGGGGAACCATATACTATCGATAATAAGTCGGCAAGCCTTTGGTATAAACAAGAAGCAGACATTCCAGGCAATTTGAAAAAAGCAGCGAATGATGGCCGTGTATATAAGGGAATAGGGAAATATTTTACTGATGAAGTTTTGGACAAAGTCCTTAGTGGGGTTAAGGCCGATGATATGGTGGCTGAGTTGCTAAATCTCATCAAGGAATCAGATTTGTCTGAAATGGAAAAAGGTGATTTAAATAAACTGTATGAGGATGGTGATTTGGGAGGATTTTTAGGTAGAGCGTTCTTGTATGCCATATTGCCAAACAATATGAAAAAGGATGCATCTTATGAGGACTATTCGAAAACAGCCCAGGTAACAGCCGCAGATATTAACCATGAAATAGAAGCTTTCAGGCAGTTTGTTGGGCAATTCAAAAAGCCTGCTCCGCTGTCTCCACCTTTGACTATTGCAACAGAAGAAATGAAATATGTAACAGAGCTATTCCGCGTTTATCAGGAAAAAACAGGAGTGGAATGTAATTGTGTAAAGGATCTCGATTCATGCCCTAATATGAAAAAGAATTTTAACAGACAAAGAAAAGATTACTATTTAGCAGAAACTATTAGGAGGGGACTTCGAGATACCGTAGCACCACAGGAGGAGGAAAACTTTGAGGCAGTAAAAGAAGAAATGTATGAAGGTGTCGTAACGACGGAAGAAAAAGATTATGCTTGTGGCTATGACAGAATGAACGCTGTAATGGAGCATGCGACATTGGTTGAGCTTTCTTCTAATTTACAAACAGTGACTCTGAATTGGATCGGACCAGGGGAAAAGAAAGGAATTTGTCATATGTTGGTCAATGATGAGAAACTCAGTTGGATAGAGGGTGATTAAGCTGCAAAAGGATATTTTCAATACATTCAGTATCTGTAACCAGGGTGAAACAGCAAGAAAAAATAAAGAAGTATTCAATACGGTTTTCGAAATGGAATTAAGAATAATGCTACTGATGAGTTCCGTACCAGAACTGTTTTTTTCGAGTACTCGTATATTGGCATTTGACTTCATCAATTGTTATGCAAAGGTTTTTGGTATAGCTCTTGAAAATCTGCATGGCAATAATGATTTTATGTATGCTGAAATGGCAGGAAGACGTTCGTTGATTACAGAAGCAATCAAGAAGTTAGTACAACATGGAATATTGAAAGTCAAAAATAATCAGGGATATCAGTATAAAATCACAGACTATGGATTGGAGATATCAAACGGCTTTCATAGTACATATGCAGAGGAATACCGCAGGGTATCAAGGCTTTCCGCGAAAAAATATAGTTGCAAAAATGATGAGGAACTGCTTCAAGAAATTCAGTATCGTCCTATTGCAAACTAAAGGGGTAAATGTTTATGTTTTACATAAAGTGGATTAAGATTACTGCAAATCAAAAAGAATCAAGAATAGACTTTGCTCCGGGTCTGAATATAATTTATGGTCCATCCAATACCGGGAAAAGTATGGTGTTGGATTGTATAGATTATATGATGGGAGCCGGTACTCATCGATTCGATGTCAATTTAAAAGTGGAGAAGATTCAAATAGGAATAGATGTTAATGGGGAAGGCCTTTCTATCAGCCGGGATGTTAACACTCAATCTTTCGAAGTAATTAGTCATGTAGACGGTATAGAAACATCTACTTACAAACTAAAGGGCGGGAAAAAGAATCCACCTATTAATGATGTCTGGATGAAGCTTTTTGACATTCCTCTTGATACTAAGATTCTTAAAACGCAGGAAGGAAAACCGCAGGCTTTGACGGTTAGAACGTTTTATCATACTTTCATCATAGATGAGGACCGAATTCATGATAAAGCCAGTGTTCTTAAAGGAAAGCACGGATTAGGAGGAAAGGTAGGAACCCCGACTTTAACAGCATTATTGTACCTGGGAACAGGTAATAACTATCTTCCAAATTTGGCTTTTATTGATCCCAAAATAAAGAAAGCAAAAGATGAAGGGGTGCTGAAAATTGTCAATAGAGGTATGGGCTTTTTAGAAAGGCAAAAGTCATCTTTTGATGATGCATTACCTTTACTTCAACCCGTTGAATTGCAGAACAAAATCAATCAAACGATCGATGAAATCGGAGCTGCTAAAGGAATCCTTAAAGAAGCCCTGAACTTATGCCGTGAAATTGGAGAGGAAATCAATAAAGTAATGCGGCAGATTTCGGAAGATGAGGTTTTGATGAATCGGAATCAACTCCTTTTATCACAATATAAGGCGGATATTAAGCGCCTGACCTTTATTGCGGAAGGGAATATGGTTTCGCAAAAAATCAAAACAATAGAAAGGTGCCCTTTCTGCAATGGAGAACTTCCTCATGAACATGAAGAGGATTGTATAGGTTCTGCGATAGCAGAAGAGCAAAAAATTGAAATGCAGGTCAGGGATTTGCAATCAGTCCAGGAATCTATACAGGAAGAATATGCTGCTTTGTCAAAGAAAAGAGATATGCTTATTAATCAGAGAAATGAGCAGGAAGAAAAAATACGAGGAGAACTTGAACCTAAAATCCAGCAGTTGAAAAAGCAACTTGATGATTTTAAAATTTCATTGAGATTTGCTGAAATGAATACCATGATTGACCAATTTTCAACATTTCTTAAGCAAGAACGTGATGCTATTGAGAATGAAGAAACTGCTGACATTCATTTGAATGTAAAAGAGAAATTCAAGGAGGTCTTTAAAGAACTCCTTGATACGGAAGTAGACGAACTTTTAAAATACTGTAATTATCAGAACTATTTGGATTCGTATTTTGATATCGATAGCTATGATATTGTCGTTAATGGTCATGAAAAAAAGAGCCAAGGAAAGGGATTCCGAGCTTTTTTGAACACGATACTAGCTGTTGCAATGGAAAATTGTCTGGAAAAGATGGGGCATTATCATCCTACGCTTTTCGTTATAGATTCCCCGATTCTTTCATTAAAAGAAAAAGATTCAAAGAGAGATTCGTATGTTACGGAGCCCATGAAAGAGCATTTATTTAGATATTTTTTGACAAGGGCGGATTCTCCACAAACGATTGTTATTGAAAATGAAATTCCATCTATCGATTATGAAGGTGCAAACCTTATTCACTTTACAAAAAACAAGGGGATAGGGAGATATGGCTTGATTGACGGATATCAAGAATAAACTATTTGTAATAGGCTTCTCACTAAGGTGAGAAGCCTATTTTTTTTGCCTTTTTTCAGCAAACCATTTTATTCCATTTTACGCCACTTCATGTCAATTACACGATTTTGATTTTGGCATAGACTATAGGCAGGCAAGGGAGAGAGCCCCTGGCCACAAATAAATCGTAGTCCGAATAGCGCTATAAGGGCGGCGGTTGCATAAAGCAGAAAGTACAGCCGATGATTGTACTTTGCTGATCATGCATCCACCGTGTTTTTCTATGCCTATTTGGGCTGTCAGAAAACTGGCGCTGATGCTGTATCAGTGCCAGCTTTTTGTCTCCGCCGTTCTTCTCGGACGGAATGGAGACAAAAATGTATAAAAAACAGACAAGCAATGAGAAACGTTTTTACATTCCTCTGGAACTCACTCCAGAAACCGTCATCACCGAGGCGTACAAGGACTGTGAAGTCCGCTGCTCAAAAATCGGCTGTCGTAAGGTACGTACAATCCTGATTCCAGCAACCAAAGAACAGTACTATGAATTCATGCGTCCGCTCTGGCGGGAAGATAAGCGCCAGCAGCGGCATGGTGCCGATGAGGTATCGGCGGACAAAGTGCGGGATGACTACGAGCTGGAGGTGCCTGATGACTTAAACCTAGAGGAAGAAGTCGTGAAGAAAGAGTTGCTGGCAGCGCTGCGCCATGAACTGGCAGCTCTGCAGGATATCGACCGGACCATCTTGCTGATGCTTGCCGATGGTGCCAGCGAAGCGGCGACCGGGAAGGCCGTCGGCTTGAGCCAGAAAGCGGTGAACAAGCGCAAACACAAGCTGTATGCACTCCTGAAGGAACATCTCAAAGACTTCCGTTAAGAAGAAAAAAGACCCGGTCACAAAAAATGTGGCCGGTTTTTTTTCGGAATCGGTACTTAACGATAACGCGGTTGTCCTATTACTGGTGAAGGGCGAACGAAGAAGCTCTTCAGGAAGGAGGCAGACAGATGATTCACACACAGACACCTGAAAAACTGGCACAGCGGCAAAAGCTGGACCGGGAACTGGCGGCGGTGCTGATGGCCATCAGCGTCACGACCCGCAGTATTGCCAGAAATATCCATCTCTTATCAATGCAAAGACATGTGAAAGGAGTCAATCTGTATGACAAACGATGAACTGCAGAAACTGGCAGCGGCCCTGACCGATTGCGGCAAGGCGCTGCTGAAGATTTCCGAAACCATGGCGGTGAAGAAAGACAATCTGCCACCTTCAGAAACAAAATCAAAGAAGGCTGAAGAGCCGCTGACACTGGAAGCTGTTCGCAAAGTCGCTGCCGACAAGGCCCGCAAGGGATTTACAGCAGAAGTCCGCAGCCTTATCCAGAAGTACGGAGCGGACAAGCTGTCCGGTATTGATGCGGCACAGTATGAAGCGTTCCTGAAGGAACTGGAGGTGATTGGCCATGCCGGATAAACATGCGGTGCTGTCCGCATCTTCTTGCTACCGCTGGCTGGCCTGCCCGCCGTCTGCGAAGGAATGTGCCAAGCTGCCGGATACCTCCAGTGAATTCGCCCGCCAGGGAACGGATGCCCATACGCTCTGCGAATTCAAGGTGAAGACGGCGCTGGGGCAGAAACTGGAAGATCCGACGAAGGGACTCACGTACTTTGATGAGGAGATGGCGGAATGCACTGATGAATACGCGCAGTTCGTCATGGAATGCCTGGCCACAGCCAAAGCATCCTGCAAGGACCCGATGATCATGATCGAACAGCGGCTGGACTTTTCCCAGTGGGTGCCAGGCGGTTTTGGAACAGGCGACTGCCTCATCGTAGCCGACGATACCCTGACAGTCATCGATTACAAGCATGGCTTGGGAGTCCTGGTGGATTCCGAGAAGAATCCGCAGATGATGTGCTATGCCCTCGGTGCGCTGAACCTGTTTGATGGCATCTATGATATCCGCCAGGTGTCCATGACGATCTTCCAGCCCCGCCGGGACAACGTCAGCACCTGCACCATGAGCAAGGAAGAACTGCTCCAGTGGGCCGAAACGGTGCTGAAGCCTGCGGCAGAACTGGCGGCGAAAGGTGAGGGCGAATATAAAGCCGGTGACCACTGCCGCTTCTGCAAGATCAAGGCAACCTGCCGCAAGCGGGCCGAGTACAATCTGGAACTGGCCCGGTATGATTTTGCCGTCCCGTCCACGCTGCAGGATGAAGAAATCGAAGCCGTCCTGGAGAGGGCCGATGAACTGGTGAACTGGGCCGGGGATGTCAAGGAATACGCATTGCAGCAAGCCCTTTCCGGCAAGCAGTGGGACGGATGGAAACTGGTCGAAGGCCGGTCGAACCGCCGCTACGTAAGTGAAGAAGCAGTCGCCGCCAAAGTGGAAGAAGCGGGCTTCGACCCATATGAAAAGAAGCTGCTCGGCATCACGGCAATGACAAAACAGCTCGGCAAGAAGCGGTTCGAAGAACTGCTGTCAAATTTAGTCGAAAAGCCGCAGGGAAAACCGGTCCTGGTACCGGAATCGGACAAGCGTCCGGCGATGCATACGGCGGCTGATGATTTTAACGCTGCAAATTAAGGAGGAAACTACTATGTCTAACAACTACGTCAATCCGTGCAAGGTAATCACCGGAGTCAATACGCGCTGGTCTTACGCCAACGTCTGGGAACCGAAGTCCATCAACGGCGGTACGCCGAAATACAGCGTCAGCCTGATCATCCCTAAGTCGGATACAAAGACCGTAGAAAAAATCCGCGCTGCCATCAAGGCTGCTTACGAAGAAGGCGAAAGCAAGCTCAAGGGCAATGGCCGCACTGTACCGGCTCTCGAAGCCATCAAAACGCCGCTCCGTGACGGCGACCTGGAACGCCCGGGCGATGATGCCTATAAAGACAGCTTCTTCGTCAATGCCAACTCGGCGACCAAGCCGGGCATCGTTGATGCTGACTGCCAGCATATCCTGGAACGCTCTGAAGTCTACTCCGGCGTCTATGGCCGTGCATCCATCAACTTCTATGCCTTCAACAGCAATGGCAACAAGGGCATCGCCTGCGGCCTGAACAACCTGCAGAAAATCCGTGATGGTGAACCCCTTGGCGGCAAGCCGCGTGCAGAAGATGACTTCGCTACGGCTGACGATGATGATTTCCTGGCATAAGGAGGCGTGATTATGGAAACTATGATGAGACTGATTCTGGATGGCCTGTACTGCCTGGTTGCACTGTGCGCCGGAGGATTCTTCGTGGCTATGATCTATACGGATATCAAAAAAGACCAGCGGGATGAAGAAATGGCTCGGCACCGGGATGAACGGGAAGAAGAGTACCACCGCAAGCAGATGGAATCCTTCCGGAAATAAGTAGTAGTGAATAGCGGCGGGGCCTTGTGCCTCGCCGCTTTTTCGAGGTGAAGCGTATGAAAACCATCAGTATCGATATTGAAACATTCAGCGATATCAATCTGGCAAAATGCGGTGTGTACAAATATGCCGAATCGCCAGCCTTTGAAATCCTTCTCTTTGGATATTCGGTGGACGGCGGCGAAGTGCAGGTCGTTGACCTGGCGCAGGGAGAGGGCATCCCGGACGATATCCTGGATGCCCTGACCGATGAATCCGTTACCAAGTGGGCGTTCAATGCCAGCTTTGAACGGGTCTGCCTGTCGCGCTACCTGTGTGACCTGGGGATGAGCCTGGCCCCGTTCCGTGACCATCATCCGCTTTCCCAGGACTGTGCCAGGTTCCTCAATCCGGCAGGATGGAAATGCTCCATGGTCTGGTCGGCCTATATGGGCCTGCCCCTTTCCCTGGAAGGCGTAGGAGCCGTGCTGAAGCTGGACAGCCAGAAGATAAAGGAAGGCAAAGACCTGATCCGCTATTTCTGTGTTCCCTGCAAGGAAACAAAATCGAATGGCGGCCGGACAAGAAACCTTCCTCAGCATGCGCTGGACAAATGGACACTGTTCAAGTCCTACAACAAACGGGATGTGGAAGTGGAAATGGCCATCCAGGAGCGGCTGAAGAAGTATCCCGTCCCGGAACCGATATGGGATGAATATCATCTCGACCAGGAAATCAATGACCGGGGCATCGCCATCGACAGGACGCTGGCTAAAAATGCCATCGTCATCGATGCCCGCAGCCGGGACAGCCTGATGGCTGTGCTGAAGGAAAAGACGGGTCTGGAGAACCCGAACTCCGTCATACAGATGATCGGCTGGCTGGAACAGCATGGGATGAAGACCGATTCCTTGGGCAAAAAGCAGGTAGAAAAGCTGCTGAAGACGGCAGAAGAACCGCTGCGCAGTGTGTTGCTGCTCCGGCAGAAGCTGGCCAAATCCTCGGTCCGGAAATACCAGGCCATGGGGATGACGGCCTGCGAGGATGGCCGGGCCAGAGGGATGTTCCAGTTCTATGGGGCCAACCGGACCGGGCGGTTTGCCGGCCGGCACATCCAGCTGCAGAATCTTCCCCAGAATCATCTGCCGGATCTTTCGGAAGCCCGGGAACTGGTACGCCAGGGAAATTACGAAGCCATGGAACTCCTGTATGATTCCATCCCCGATGTCCTTTCCCAGCTGATCCGTACGGCCTTTGTGCCCCGGCAGGGACTGAAGTTTGCCGTAGCGGATTTTTCGGCCATTGAAGCCAGGGTGCTTTCGTGGCTGGCAGGAGAAACATGGCGTTCGGATGTCTTTGCCAGGAATGGCGACATTTACTGCGCCTCGGCTAGCTCCATGTTCGGCGTTCCCGTAGAAAAGCATGGCGTCAACGGGCATCTCCGGCAGAAAGGGAAAATCGCAGAACTGGCCCTTGGCTATGGCGGCTCCGTAGGAGCGCTGAAGGCCATGGGCGCCCTGGACATGGGACTTACGGAAAATGAGCTGTATCCTCTGGTGCGGTCCTGGCGGTCAGCCAATCCGCACATCGTCGATTTCTGGTGGCAGGTGGACGCCGCCGTGAAGACAGCCATCAAGGAACGTATCCCCATGCGGACTGGCTGCATCCGCTTTCTGTATCAGAGCGGCATGCTGTTCATACAGCTCCCCAGCGGACGGCGGCTTTCCTACATAAAGCCCCGGATAGGCGAGAACCGCTTCGGTGGGGAATCCGTCACCTATGAAGGCATCGGCGCAACGAAGAAGTGGGAACGGCTCGAAAGCTATGGCCCGAAGTTCGTGGAGAACATCGTCCAGGGCATCAGCCGGGACATCCTCTGCTATGCCATGCAGACGCTGCGATGCTGCGCCATCGTCGGCCATGTCCATGATGAACTGATTATCGAGTGTTCCAAAGACACTAGCGTCGATGCCATCTGTGAGCAGATGGGCCGGACGCCGTCGTGGGCTGAAGGGCTATTACTCCGGGCAGACGGGTATGAGTGCGAATTTTATAAAAAAGATTGATTTCCCGGTACTTAACATAGTGATTCCTGTCCTTTCACTATCAGAGGGAATTTCCTCGGATATTTATTTTAAGAAAGGCGGGATTCGCTATGAAGTTTTTGATTCCAGAAGATGAATTTGGCGTGTTTGCTGATCAGAGAGGTGTACCAAGGGTCGACAGCCTGTTTGTTGCAGCGACTTTTGAAAAACAGCATTATAACGTTCTGCGTGATATCGGACGAATCACTGCATCCAATTCTGGATTAAGCCCGGAATTCATTGCACTCAATTTTGAGGGCAATACATATCGTGATGCCAGGGGAAGAAAACTGCCACGTTACCTGCTGACCCGCGATGGGTTCACCATGCTGGTCATGGGCTACACAGGCTCGAAGGCGATGCACTTCAAGGAACTCTATATCCAGCGTTTCAACGAGATGGAGCAGTGCATCCGGTCGCTCCTGTCTGCCCGGCAGGAATTCCCGATGCTGACGGACATGATCTGCCGGCTGCATGAAAGCCCGAAGGCATATCACTTCAGCAATGAAGCCGACATGCTGAACCGCATCGTCCTGGGGATGTCTGCCAAGCAGTTCCGGCTGGCCAACGGCATCGAAAAAGGGCAGAGCATCCGGCCTTATCTGACTGCACAGCAGATCCATGCTCTGGACCGGCTGCAGCACCTGGATTACGGCCTGCTGTATTCCTGCCCGGATTTCCAGCAGCGCAAGCAGATGCTCATGACCTATTACAAGACGGAACTGGAGGGATGAAACATGTTTTACGTAAAAGAACCACTTAAGGATGGTGTCGATGTGACGGTCGAAATCAATGACGAAAACGTTTTCTGCCGTTGCCCGGTCTGTGGCAGGGAAGTACCTGTCAATCTGAAGGATGTCCTGTCAGACAGTGACGCTGACCTGGTGGGAACGGCAGTATTGTGCGATGAATGTGCGGAGGGGTGGATGGAACTGCATGGAAAACAATCCGAAACGTAATGCAGAGTACTATCCGGACCCGACAGCGTATCAGGCAATCAGGAACGTGGAACCACAAAGGTTCCCGTTCATGCCTGTTGTGTACGTGTGTTCGCCCTATGCCGGGGATGTGGAAGAAAATATCCGGAAAGCCTGTGCCTACTGCCGCTATACGGTAGACCAGGGATATATCCCTCTGGCACCGCATCTGTATCTACCGCAGTTCCTCGACGAAGAATCGGAACGGGAACTGGCACTCTTTATGGATATCGCACTATTGTCCCGCTGCGTCGAACTCTGGGTCTTTGGCGATGTGATTTCGGCGGGAATGGAAAAAGAAATCCAGTACGCCCAAAGAAAAGGAAAAACAATTCGGTATATTAACGAGGTGAAATAAGATGGATTTTACACTTTATAGGTCAGACTTTGCTGGCGTGGAAGCGAATTGCCGCTATCCCAGGCAGCAGAAAATCAGCTGTGCCGAGGACCTGAAGGCGGCAGCCGCCTTCGATCATGTCTGCGTAGCCTTCAAAGATTGTTATCGGAAGCGGGAGAATTTTCTCTCCGCCGACGTCCTGGTCATGGATTGTGACAACACCCACTCGGAGAATCCTGCTGACTGGATTTCCATGGAAAAGCTCCTGGCCATACTGCCGAAAGTCTCGGTGGCCGTCGTGCCATCAAGGAATCACATGAAACCCAAGGACGGGAAGTGTGCCAGACCGCGCTTCCATGCTTATTTCGGGATCCCGGATATTACGGATGAACAGCACTATACAGAACTGAAACGGGCAATCCACCGGGCGTATCCCTTCTTCGATGAAGCGGCTCTCGATGCAGCCCGGTTCATCTATGGCTGCCCTGTCGAGAAAGTATTGTGGCAGGACGGGGAAACGACAATCGACCAGGTACTCAAAGTGGGAGATACCGAGTCACGCAGTATCCCGGCCGGACGCCGGAACAGCACTATGAGCCGTTTTGCCGGCCGCGTCATCAAACGTTACGGGGCGACGGAAAAGGCGTACCAGATTTTCCTCGACGAAGCGGAAAAGTGCGACCCGCCGCTTCCCGACACCGAGCTGAACACTATCTGGGGCAGTGCCGTACGGTTCGGCAAGCGCATCGCAAAGCAGGAAGGTTACGTCAGCCCGGATGAATACAACAACGATTTCGGCACCCGGGACTCCTTGCGGCCGGAGGATTATTCGGATATCGGCCAGGCCAAGGTCATCGCCAGAGAATACGGCAACGAGCTGCGCTACACCGACAGCACGGATTTCATCCGCTACGATGGCATCTGCTGGGAAGAATCGCGGCAGGCAGCGGTCGGTGCAGCGGAAGAATTCCTGGATTTGCAGCTGGCTGATGCTAATGAACAGTCCGAGCAGGCACTCAGGGAATTAGCAGGGACAGGGATTTCGGAAGATATCATCCGTAAGGGCGGACGGAACCTGGAGAAGATGATTGAGGAAAAGCAGACCAAAGCCTACGCCGCCTACCTTGCCGCAGAAGCGTACCGGAAGTTTGTCCTGAAACGCCGCGATATGCGCTATATCCTGTCGGCCTTGCAAGCATTGAAACCCATGGTCCAGATGCCTATCCAGGCACTGGATGCAGATGAATTCCTGCTGAACACCCCGTCTTATACATATGATCTGCGGAAAGGGATGCGGGGACGGCAGGAACACCGAGCGACGGACTTCATCACGAAATGTACCTCTGTAGACCCGGGCATCGAAGGGAAAGCTATTTGGGAACAGGCCGTCCGGCAGTTCTTTACCGGCGATACGGCGCTCATCGACTACGCCCAGGAAATCAGCGGTCTCATGGCTATCGGCAAAGTCTATGTAGAAGCCCTGGTCATCGCGTACGGCGACGGCCGCAACGGCAAGTCGACCTACTGGAATTCCCTGGCCCGCGTCCTTGGCAGCTACTGCGGCGGCATCTCTGCCGATGCCCTGACGGCAGGCTGCAAGCGGAACGTCCGTCCAGAAATGGCGGAGCTGAAGGGGAAGCGCATGATCATTGCCGCCGAAATGGAAGAAGGCGTCCGGCTTTCTACGTCCATCCTGAAACAGCTCTGCTCGACGGATGAAGTGAGCGGCGAAAAGAAGTATAAGGATCCTTTTAAGTTCGTACCGACACACACGCTGGTCCTCTACACGAACCACCTGCCCAGGGTGGGAGCCAATGACGAAGGGACATGGCGGCGTCTTATCGTCATGCCCTTCAAGGCCCAGTTCGAAGGGAAGAGCGACATCAAGAACTACGCAGACTACCTGGTGGAGAAAGCCGGTCCTGCCATCCTGCAGTGGATTATCGAAGGGGCGGAGAGGGTCATTGCCAAGAACTATCACCTGGATACGCCTGATTGCGTCGCATCTGCCATCAATGAATACCGCGGGCAGAATGACTGGCTTCGGCATTTCCTGGATGACTGCTGTGAAGAAGATGCCTCTTTCAGCGAGAAGTCCGGGGAACTTTATACGGCCTATCGGCTGTACTGCCAGCAGATGAACGAGTATACCCGCAGTACGACGGATTTTTACGGAGCATTAGAGAAAACTGGGTTTGACAGGCGTAAGCGGAAAGCCGGGTATTTCATTTATGGGCTGAAGCTGAAAGTCACAGATTTCCTGTAAGAAAAAGGGAAGGGTGCAGGTCGGTGCAGGTCAATATATAAACCCCCTTTAGGGCTGAAAAATAGAAAAAATGTCTTTAAGGGAAGTTTATGAAACGACCTTCACCGACCTGCACCCCTATAAAAAAGAGGTGAGTAATATGCGAGAAAAAGTAATCGAACACCACCTGGTGATGGAAACGGAGAAGGCTGGCGGTAAGGCAGTGAAGCTTGTTTCGCCATCATTTGCAGGTATGCCGGACCGCTTGATTCTATTGGCTGATGGGAAGATGGGCTTTGTGGAAGTAAAGGCGCCGGGGCAGAAGCCAAGGCCGCTGCAGCTGAAGCGCCATGCCATGTTGCGACGGCTGGGCTACCAGGTATTCGTCCTGGATGCCATGGAGGATATTCCCGCAGTCCTGAAGGCTATCGCCCACATGCCTGATGGGAAAGGGGGCGGAGGTGCATGAAGTTCATGCCGCATGATTATCAGAAATACGCCATCGAATACATCAAGTCCCATCCCATTACAGCCCTGTTCCTAGACATGGGCCTTGGCAAGACGGTGACAACGCTGACGGCCATCCGTGACCTCATGTATGATGCCTTTGAAGTTAAGCGGGTGCTGGTGATAGCTCCGCTGCGGGTGGCGAGAGACACCTGGCCGGATGAACTCAGGAAGTGGGATCACCTGAAAGAGCTGACCTGCAGTGTGGTCGTGGGAACCGTGGCAGAACGGCGGCGGGCTTTGCAGCAGGATGCGGATATCTATATCGTGAACCGCGAGAACCTGGCCTGGCTCTATGAGAACAGCCGCCTGGATTTCGATATGGTCGTTCTGGACGAGCTGTCGAGTTTCAAGAACCACCAGTCGAAGCGGTTCCGTGCCATGAAGGCCCTGCGTCCTAAAGTGAAACGCATCGTCGGCCTTACAGGGACGCCCAGCGGCAATGGCTTGATGGACCTCTGGGCTGAGTTCCGCATCCTGGATATGGGAGAGCGTCTGGGAAGATATATCAGCCAGTACCGGAACCTCTACTTCCAGCCAGACAAACGCAACGGCATGGTGGTGTATTCCTACAAGCCACTGCCGGGAGCGGAAGAAGCCATCTATCACCAGATTTCCGACATCACCGTGTCCATGAAGGCAACAGATTATCTGGAGATGCCGGAACTGGTGAGCGTAGCGAAAGAGGTCTGCTTGAGTGAAACGGAAAAGAAACGGTACGATAAGCTGAAGAAGTCCCTGGTACTGGAGCTTCCAGGCGGCGAGGTCACCTCTGCTAATGCCGCATCGCTTACCCTGAAGCTTTCGCAGATGGCGAATGGCGCGATTTATACCGATGGCAAGGACGTGGCGGCCATCCATGACCGGAAACTGGATGCCTTAGAAGACCTGGTGGAAAGCGCCAACGGGAAACCGGTCCTGGTGGCCTATTGGTTCAAGCATGATAAAGACCGTATCCAGCAGCGGATGGAAGCCCGGGAGCTGAAGGAGCCGCAGGATTTCGCCGACTGGAATGCGGGAAAGATTCCTGTGGCCCTCATCCATCCGGCCTCTGCCGGACACGGCCTGAACCTGCAGCAGGGCGGTTCCATCTTGATCTGGTTTGGCCTGACTTGGAGTCTGGAGCTGTACCAGCAGACCAACGCCCGGCTCTGGCGGCAGGGGCAGGCGGACGAGACGGTCATCATACAGCACATCGTAGCCAAGGACACGATTGATGAACGCATCCTGAACGTCTTGAAACACAAAGACGGAACCCAGGCCGCACTGATTGAAGCCGTAAAGGCTGACCTTAGCATGACGGAAACAGAAAATGGGGGTATACTATGAAACAGGAAACAGAAGGAGAAGAAAAGCGTATGGAAGCCAAGGCGTACCTGGAACAGGCACGGAACATCAACATACAGATAGACAGCAAGCTGGAGCAGGTATCGTCTTTGCGGCAGCTGGCTATCAAGGCGTCATCGACACTCAGCCCGGTGCCGCCAAGCGGGACACCCAATCCGCACCGTCTGGAAGAAACCATCGCCCGTATGATGGATATGGAACAGGAAGTGGATGAAGCCATCGACGTCCTGGTCGAACTCAAGGCAGACATCATGAAGGCTGTCAGCCGAGTGCCAGATGCCCGGGAACGGGTCGTCTTGGAACTCCGCTACTTGGCCTTTAAAGACTGGGCATCCATTGCCGATACTCTCGGACTTCATATCCGCCAGGTGTACCGGCTGCATGACGAAGCCCTGAAACACATCGAGATTTCTGGCGAATGTCACTGAATGTCACTAAAGCAGCACTTGATGTCACAGGCTTCTGTAAGATATACTATAATCAGCAAGAAAAGAATGAAGGACCGAGGTTTGAACGCCATCGGTCCTTTTTTGATGCCGGAGATGATGTAAATGCCCAGAAGACCAAATACGCCCTGCAAATATCCGGGCTGCTCCAGGCTGGTGCCGTATGGAAGAAAATATTGTGAGGAACATGAACGGCAGTGCCAGGGCGACCGGGCCAGTGCAGAGACACGTGGTTACGGATGGAAGTGGCAGAAGGCCAGGAAGTTTTTCCTGAAACGTCATCCCTGGTGCATCCGCTGCAAAACAAAAGGCCGTCTCGTCCCGGCAACGGTCGTTGACCATGTCAAACCGCATCGCGGTGATGAGAAACTGTTCTGGGACGAAACGAACTGGCAGCCCCTTTGCAAGAGCTGCCATGACCATAAGACGATGACCGAAGACCGGAACATCGAGTACAAGTACTGAATCCGTCCGTAGGGCGGGGGGATGCAAATCTCTGCAGCCCTTCCGTCCATGACCGCCGCCCCCTCAAACGTGAAAAAACGCGAAATTCATAAGGGGGGATACCCGGCATCTAAAATCGAATCATCTGCTCCAGGCTATTTGGCCCGGAGCTTTTTTGTTGTGTGAAAGGAGCCTGTCATGAACGACTGCCAGCGTCGGCAGATAGAAGCCATGCGGAAGCAGGGGATGGGCTACAAAGCCATCGCCAGGAAGACCAAGCTGTCACGGGACAGCGTACGGAATTATTGCAGGTGGCACCACCTCGCCGGTTACGGCAGAGCGGTGGCGGCTGCCTTCAGAGAGGAGCAAGCGTGTGAAGACATCGGATATGGAATGGAAGATGATGCCCATCGGCCAGCTGAAGCCTGCGGCATATAACCCCAGGAAGCAGCTGAAGCCTGGCGACAAGGAATACGAGAAAATCAAGAAGTCCATTCAGGAGTTTGGCTATGTGGAACCCATCATCGTCAATTACGACATGACGGTCATCGGCGGGCATCAGCGCCTGACCGTACTGAAGAATCTGGGCTACGAAGAAGTCCAGTGTGTCGTTGTCCATATCGAGGATGAGCATAAGGTCAAGGCGCTCAACATCGCACTCAATAAAATCACGGGTGCTTGGAACGAACAGCTCCTGGCCGACCTCATCGTCGATTTGCAGAGCGTCGACTTCAACGTCGACCTGACGGGCTTTGAGGCACCGGAAGTGGAACAGCTCTTTTCCAAAGTCCACAACAAGAAAGTGAAAGAAGATGACTTTGATGTCGACGGTGAACTGGCAAAGCCGACCGTCGCCCGGGCGGGAGATATCTGGTTCCTGGGTGACCACCGCGTCATCTGTGGCGATGCGACGCTGCCGGAAACCTATGAACGGCTGATGGCGGGGAAGAAGGCCAACATGGTGCTGACGGATCCGCCGTATAACGTCGATGTGGAAGAAACAGCCGGCAAGATCAAGAACGACAATATGCCGGATGACAAGTTCTACCAGTTCCTTTTCGCGGCCTTTGTCAATATGGAACAGAACATGGAGCAGGATGCTTCCATCTATGTATTCCACGCAGATACCCAGGGGCTGAACTTCCGCAAGGCATTCAAGGACGCAGGATTCTACTTGTCTGGCTGCTGCATCTGGAAGAAGAACGCCCTGGTACTGGGACGTAGCCCGTATCAATGGCAGCATGAACCGTGCCTTTTTGGCTGGAAGCTGAACGGCAGGCATCAATGGTATTCCGACCGCAAGCAGACGACCATCTGGGAATACGACCGGCCGAAAGCCAGCAAAGAGCATCCCACCATGAAGCCTGTAGCTCTCATGGCCTATCCTATACAGAATTCATCCATGAGCCACTGCATCATCCTGGACCCGTTCCTCGGTTCCGGTTCTACGCTCATGGCCTGCCAGCAGACGGGCCGCATCTGTTACGGCATCGAGCTGGACGAGAAGTTCGTCGACGTCATCGTCAGGCGCTACATCAGTGAATATGGGGACGCGGGTGTGTTTGTCCTGCGCGGGGACGAGAAAATCCCGTATGCGGAGGTGGCAGATGATGGAACAGATTAAGCTGGGCAGCCTGTTCTCCGGGAGCGGCGGTTTTGAACTGGGCGCCATCCTGGCGGGCATCCGTCCTGTATGGAACTCGGAAATCGAGCCGTTCCCCATCCGCGTGACGACGAGACGGCTGCCATCTGTGAAGCATTACGGCGATGTGAGTGCCATAAACGGCGCACAAATCGAGCCGGTAGACATCATTACCTTCGGCAGTCCCTGCCAGGATATGTCGATTGCCGGAAAAAGGGATGGCCTTGGCGGTTCGCAGTCCTCGCTGTTCTATCAGGCAGTGCGCATCGTGAAGGAAATGAGGGAAGAAACGAATGGACAATATCCAAGATATATCGTGTGGGAGAATGTCCCTGGGGCTTTCTCCAGCAACAAGGGAGAGGACTTCCGGACGGTCCTTGAAGAAATCTGCCGCATCAAAGACCCTGCGGTTTCAGTGGCTGGCTGTGCCAGATGGCAGCCTGCGGGATGCATCCTGGGAAACGGGTACTCTGTGGCCTGGCGCGTCCTCGATGCCCAATACTGGGGCGTCCCCCAGCGAAGAAAGCGCATCTACCTTGTCGCAGATTTTAATGGACAAAGTGCCGGAAAGGTTCTATTTGAGTCCGAGGGCCTGTCAGGGTATTCTGCGCAGGGCTTCCGAGCATGGCAGGGTGCTGCCGGACGTCTTGCGCCTGGCCCTGGAACGGCAGGCACAATCTGCCTGAATGACCAGGGCGGCATCCGAATGGATGTGACGGAAGAGCGGACGAACACCTTACGGGCAGAAGCCCATCATCCTCCGGTCATCGTCAATCTGCCGGGTCCGGTGTTTGAGAACCATGGAGCCGATGCCCGGTACAAGGGGCCGCTCTCTGTGAACCCATCACTCACGGCGCGGTACGGGACGGGCGGCAACAACCAGCCGCTGATCCTGCAGGGCGGGGGCAACAGAGAAAAGAAAACCTATGATGTACGGCAGACCTCGGACGGCACCCGCAATATGCGGAACCATATCTATGAGAGCGATACCTGCCGGACCGTCGACCGTTCGGGAAATGTACCGGGGAGCAACCAGGGCGGCATCGCTGTGGTGGAGCTGACCTATAGTGCCAGCAAGAATTCCCACTTCACACGGGCGGCGAAGGAAATGGCCAGTTCCCTGGTAGCTACGGATTATAAAGATCCGCCGCTCATCAACAGCCATGCTCGTGTCCGCCGCCTGATGCCGGCAGAATGTGCAAGGCTCCAGGGATTCCCGGACTGGTGGTGCAGCCATCTGGAAACAGGGAACCCGTCTGAAGAAGACATCCGCTTTTGGAGCGATGTCTTTGAGACCCATCGGAAAGCCCTGGGGAAAAAGACAAAGCCCAAGACCCGGAACCAGATTATCAAATGGCTGAAGGAACCGTACCGGGATTCTGCGGAATACAAGATGTGGGGCAACGGTGTCGCCCTTCCCTGCGTGTATTTCGTCTTGGCCGGCATTGCCTGCTTCTTTGAGAAAAAGATGCAAAAATGATTTGCTATTATCGGCGTTCAGAGTGATATATGTACTAGCAAAACAAGGAGGTACATAGACCATGACAATCCAGACGAACCTGAACGACCGCAAGGAACTGGCCAGAAGGCTGATTCCCTTCAACCATAACGAAAAGCTCCGCTATACGGGGACGCCGGCCTTTGCCTACGAAGGGCGGGGGTTCCGCATCCTTCGCAGCGGCGATATCGAATGCGATGATGAAAAGACAGAAGCCGCCATCACGGCTTTCCTGCAGGAAGCAGGAATCCTTCCGCATCCGGAACCGGCAGAAGGAACGGAACCCGAAGTGCCGCAAGAGCCGCTGGAGCAGGATGAAACGCCAGGATTGGACGCACTGCCGCATCCGGACAGGATGGAAATCAAGGTTCCCATTGATGGCATGGACGGTGCGCAGCTCCGCAACCTGGTCTTCATGCTCCACGCCCAGCAGTACCTGCTGAACCGGGCGGCAGGACATGAAAACATCCATGTGCCGGACAGGCTGGTGGAAGACTTGAAAGAAGAACCTGGTACCGACCAGACTTCCTTCTTTGCCATCTATCAGAACTATCGCAAGGAAGGGCGGGGCTTCTGGATTGCGGCAGATACGGTGACATTCTGCATTGCCGTAACCGGCAATGCCGTGAAGAACCGCGCCCTGATTGAACTGGCGGCCTTCATGGTCAGCGCAGCGAAAAAAGCGAAACGGGTTCAGGCTGACACACGGAAGCCTGAAAACGAGAAATACTACCTGCGGATGTGGCTCCTGCGCATCGGCATGGGGACCAAGGCCAGCCACGAATCGCGCATGGCCCTGCTGAAAGGCCTGAAGGGATGGAGTGCCTTCCGCACGGAAGAAGAAGCCAAGGCTCATGCCAGAAAGCAGAAAGAACGCCGGCATCAGAACCCATAAATTCTCAATTTAATTCATAATTATTCTCAAAATGACTTGCTATTGTGTGCCTTTAGAGTGATATATAGTGTACCAAAAGAACACACGCACACATAGAAAGGACAGAGAGAATTATGAAAACACTGCACTTTGGCATCGAAATGGAAATGACAGGGATTACGAGAAGCCGGGCCGCCAGCCTCATGGCCCGCTTCTTCGGGGCGGAAAGTCGGCACGAAGGCGGAGCCTACGATACCTACACCGCAAGGGATGAACAGGGACGGAAATGGAAAGCCATGAACGACTCCAGCCTGGTTCCACAGAAGAAGGTGAACGGAAACATTACAGATGCTTCCAGCTTCTACCGCACGGAAGTGGTCAGTCCCATTCTTTCCTACGAAGACATCCCGAAGCTGCAGGAACTGGTGCGGATGCTACGCAAGGCCGGGGCCTTTGCCAATAAGTCCTGCGGCATCCACATCCATGTCGGGGCCGAACGCTTCACGGCAAAGACCCTACGGAACCTGGTGAACATTATGGCGAGCAAGGAAGACATGATTTACCGCGCCCTCCAGATCAACCCCTCGCGGGAAAGCCGATACTGCCGGAAAACGAACACCACCTTCCTGAAGAACCTCAACCGGAAAAAGCCGGACACGATGGACGGCATCGCCGACCTCTGGTATCAGGAAGCCCCTTACGGACGGAACCATCATTACAACAGCACCCGCTACCACGGGCTGAACCTGCATGCCACCTTCACCAAAGGGACCGTCGAGTTCCGGCTTTTCAACGGGACACTCCACGCTGGGGAAATCAAGGCATACATTCAATTCTGCCTGGCCGTCGCCCATCAGGCCCTAGCCCAGAAGAAAGCCTCGACCCGGAAGACCGAAACGGACAATGAGAAATACGCTTTCCGGTGCTGGATGCTCCGGCTCGGACTCATCGGTGACGAGTTCAAGACCTGCCGGCTCCACTTCCTGAAACACCTCACGGGCAATTCCGCATGGCGCAATGCCGCCGCTTGAAGGGGATAGCCTTACGGGCAGCTTCGGCTGCCTTTGGGGTGGTAGAAGGGCAATCCCTTCAGAAAGGATGAGAGCGATGAAACAAAGAATCTACATTGCCTACGGCAGCAACATGAGTGAAGTACAGATGGCAAGACGGTGTCCTGACGCCGTTCTTTCAGGGACGGGCCGAATCCGGGGCTATGAACTCCTCTTCAAAGGTTCCCTGACAGGATGTTACGCCACGATCGAGAGGAAGGCGGGTGCCTTCGTGCCGGTCGTTTTCTGGCGCATTTCTCCGGCGGATGAACGGCGGCTCGATGCCTATGAAGGCTTCCCGCGGTTCTATTATAAAAAAGAAGTGGATGTGGAAACAGATGACGGCATCATCAGCGGTCTTGTGTACATCATGCACGAAGACCGGCGGTTCGGCATCCCGGAAGACTGGTACTACCAGAACATGGAGCGGGATTACCGCAAATTCGGTTTCGACCTGTCCGTCCTGCGGGCCGGGCTGCGGCACAGCCGGGAACGGATGGAAGGAACGCGGGTGCGGCTTATCTCCATGGATGACAGGCAGGCCCCGCCCAGGGGAACAGAAGGCACCGTCCAGTTCGTCGATGATGCCGGGACCGTCCATGTACAGTGGGATACGGGCAGCAGTCTCGGGCTGATACCCGGAGCTGATGAATGGGAAGTCATCGAATAAAATGCATGAATATCGGATAAATGACTTGCTATTATGTGCGTTCAGAGTGATATATATACATACCAAAAGGGAAAACACCTGGAGCATAAGAAAGCGGGGAAACAGCGATGACGAGATTTGAAAAGGACTACCATGAAATGTTGAACGGCACAAGCCGGTACGTCTTAGCAGAACGCGCGTAAGAAATCAGAAAACTGGAGAAAGAACGGCGGGCCTGCAAGAACCGTTTACGCTTCCAGTGCATCTGCCAGGATCTCAGCCGTCTGGAACGGGCATACGAAGCCCTTGAAGGACTGTACTGAGGGGGCGGGAAGAGACTGTGACGAAAGCCTTCGGTTTTCCCAGAGCTGAATTGAGCAGACTCGAAGAAGTCGGTTCCTGGCTGGAACGCATGGCGGACGAACTGGAAAAATTCTAACTCAACATACAGACAGCCCTGCGGGGCTGTTTTTTATTACAGAAAGGAGGTATATGGCTTGGCTGTACGAGGAAGAAAACCGAAACCGACAGCGCTCAAGGTGCTGGAAGGCAATCCCGGCCATCGGCCGCTCAATAAGAAAGAACCCATGCCCAAGGGCAAATTGCCGCGCTGCCCGGACTGGCTGGAAGATGACGCCAAGAAAGAATGGAAGCGGCTGGGGAAAGTCCTCGCCGAGATGGGGATGCTGACCAACCTGGATATGATGGCCTTTGCCGGGTACTGCCAGGCCTACGCCCGATGGAAAGGGGCTGAGGAATTCATTACCCAACACGGCGACATGGTACGGACGCCGAACGGTTATCTGCAGCAGGTACCGCAGGTGTCCATCGCCCAGACGAACCTCAAGATCATGCTGAAGTTCTGCGAGCAGTTCGGCCTGACGCCGTCTGCCCGGAGCCGCATGATCGGGGAAGAAACGGGCGGCGACAGAGAAGTGGATGAAATGGAATTGATTTTAAGGGGGTGAGTGGTTTGGCGTTTGTATATAGGCCGTCAGCATTCATGCTGCCGGATTCCCATTACGACAAGGACAAGGCCGACAGGGCGGTTGCCTTCATCGAGCATCTCTGTCATACCAAAGGCAAATGGGCCGGGCAGCTGTTCCTGCTCCTGCCGTGGCAGGAACAGATTGTGCGTGATCTCTTCGGCATCGTCAAGGAAAACGGGAAGCGGCAGTTCCTGACGGCCTATATAGAGATTCCAAAGAAGAACGGAAAGAGCGAGCTGGCTGCCGCTATCGCTTTGTACCTTCTTTATGCTGATAACGAACCGAGCGCCGAAGTGTATGGCGCTGCTTGTGACCGGAATCAGGCGTCTATCGTCTTTGATGTGGCAAGGCAGATGGTCGAGATGAGTCCGGCCTTGATGCGCCGTTCCAAGATACGGACGGCTGGCAAGCGCATCATCAACTACCGCAATGCCGGGTTCTATCAGGTGCTGTCGGCGGAAACCGGGACCAAGCACGGGCTCAATGTGTCGGGCCTGGTCTTTGATGAAATCCACGCCCAGCCGAACCGCAAGCTCTATGATGTCCTGACCAAAGGCTCAGGCGATGCCCGGGAGCAGCCGCTCTTTTTCATCATCACCACGGCAGGCAACGACAAGAACAGCATCTGCTATGAACTGCACACAAAGGCCCTGGACTTGATGGCGGGCCGGAAGAAAGATTCCACCTTTTACCCCGTGGTCTATGGCCTGGAACATGAGGAAGACTGGACGGATGAAGCCAACTGGTACAAGGCGAACCCGTCCCTGGGTCATACCATACAGATTGACCGTGTCCGGGAAGCCTATCGGAATGCCGTTGAAAATCCCGCTGAGGAGAATGTGTTCAAGCAGCTCAGATTGAATATCTGGACTTCGGCCAGCATCCGCTGGATACCGGAACAGGTCTACGACAAGGGAAATCTTCCTATTGACCTGGATTCCCTGCGGGGGCGGATGTGCTACGGCGGACTGGACTTATCCAGCACATCGGATATTACGGCCTTGGTATTGGCTTTCCCGCCACGGAGCGATGATGAGAAATACATCCTGTTGCCATTCTTCTGGCTGCCGGAAGACACACTGGAACTTCGCTGTCGGCGTGACCATGTGCTTTACGACGTCTGGCAGAAGCAGGGCTTCATCCAGATGACGGAAGGGAATGTCATCCATTACGGCTTCATCGAGAAGTTCATCGAACGCCTGGGGGAAAACTACCACATTCGGGAAATCGCCTACGACCGCTGGAACGCCACCCAGATGGTGCAGAATCTTGAGGACATGGGCTTTACCATGGTGCCTTTCGGCCAGGGGTTCAAGGATATGTCGCCGCCGTCGAAGGAGCTGTTCAAGCTTCTAATGGAAGGGAACATCATCCATGGTGGCAATCCCGTCCTCAAATGGATGGCCGGCAACGTCGTCATGCGCCAAGATCTTGCGGGGAACATCAAGCCGGACAAAGAAAAATCCGTCGAAAAGATTGACGGAATCGTGGCGTCCATCATGGCACTAGACCGCTGCATCCGCAACGGGACTGGCAGCGGCAGCGTCTATGATGAACGGGGCGTTATTGCATTTTGATTAACGTAAATAATCTATGCAGATTTTAAGGATATAGGCTCCCCAGCTATTAGGATATACACGATTGGTATGACCGGATGAATTGGGCTTTTGCATTGTAGAGGTTTGATATCGCCATTCATCAGATAGCCTATCAAAATTCCAGAACACTACTTTTTGGACAGAACCATCTTTTACTTGTTTTACAGCACAAGTTATTTTTGAATAGTCGTTGTTCCATTGAATTGATTCACTGACAACATAGGCTTGGTAGTTACCATCCTGAGGAGCGGCAGTATATGCCCAGATGTCAGTGGCTTCGGCAGATTGTGGGAAAAGCCAAAGTGAAAAGCAAAAGATAAAAAATACGGCAAGATAAGATAGATATTTTTTCATTGGGCATCATTCCTTTCGTAATTTGAAAATATCATAAATTTGTCGATAGAGCAATAGGAGGTTTCCATGCACATCCCTTTTTTATCCAGCCTGTTCCGTACCCGGGACAAGCCTCAGAACTATTATGTTGGCACGGATTTCCGTTACCTGTTCGGCCCTTCTGCCAGTGGCAAGACGGTCAATGAGTTCACGGCCATGCAGACGACAGCGGTCTACGCCTGTGTCCGCATCCTGGCGGAAACCTTGGCAGCCCTGCCGCTCCAGCTGTACCGCTACACACTGGGCGGCAAGGAGCGGGTCTATGACCATCCGCTGTACCATCTGCTTCATGATGAGCCGAACCCGGAGATGACATCGTTCATCTTTCGGGAGACTCTTATGAGTCATTTGCTCATCTGGGGCAATGCTTACGCCCAGATCATCCGCGACAGGTTAGGCCGGGTGCAGGGACTATACCCGCTCAGGCCGGACAGGATGACCGTCTGCCGGGATGAACGGGGAAAGATTTTTTATCTGTATACCAAGACAGGAGATGAGAATCCGAACATCAAGCCGTATGGGCAGGTGGCCCTGCAGAAGGAAGAAGTGCTGCATATCCCCGGCCTTGGGTTTGACGGCCTGGTCGGTTATTCGCCGATTGCCATGGCCCGCAATGCCGTGGGCATGACCATGGCCTGCGAGGAATACGGTGCCTCTTTCTTTGCCAACGGGGCCAGCCCCAGCGGGGTGCTGGAGCATCCGGGCGTTCTGAAGGACCCGGCCAAAGTCCGGGACTCCTGGAATTCCGTCTACCGGGGGACGGGAAATGCCCACAAGGTGGCTGTGCTGGAAGAAGGCATGAAGTACCAGCAGATCGGCATCCCGCCGGAAGAAGCACAGTTCCTGGAAACACGGAAGTTCCAGCTCAATGAAATCGCAAGGCTCTACCGCATCCCGCCACACATGATTGGCGACCTAGAGAAAAGTTCCTTCAATAATATTGAACAACAGTCCATGGAATTCGTGAAGTACACGCTGGATCCATGGGTCATCCGCTGGGAACAGGCCATGCAGAAAGCCCTGTTCCTGCCGGAAGAGAAGAAGCAGTATTTCCTCAAGTTCAACGTGAACGGTCTCATGCGCGGCGACTATGAGAGCCGCATGACGGGCTACAGCATCGGCCGGCAGAACGGCTGGCTGTCCGCCAACGATATCCGGGAGATGGAAGACATGAATCCCGTGCCAGATGAAGAGGGCGGTAATCTATACCTTGTCAATGGCAGCATGACCAAGCTCAAGGATGCCGGGGCTTTTGCCCAGAAGGGAGAAACGAATGAAACATAAATTTTGGAAGTGGGTGACCAACGAAGCACCGGATTCATTTGGCAGTAATCGCACGCTCTACCTGGACGGCCAGATTTCCGACGAAACCTGGTGGGGTGATGAAGTGACGCCGAAGGCTTTCAAGGAAGAACTGAATGCAGGCAGCGGTGACATCACGCTCTGGATCAACAGCCCGGGTGGGGACTGTTTTGCCGCTGCCCAAATCTATAACATGCTCATGGATTATCCGGGGAACGTCACCGTCAAGATTGACGGACTGGCTGCTTCGGCGGCCTCTGTCATCGCTATGGCCGGGACCAAGGTCTGTATGTCTCCAGTGGCCATGCTGATGATTCATAATCCGGCGACCCTGGCCTATGGCGACCAGGCAGAGATGGAAAAGACCATCGGCATGCTGAGCGAAGTCAAGGAGAGCATTATCAACGCCTACGAAATCAAGAGCGGCCTGGCCCGCACGAAGATTTCCCACATGATGGATGACGAGACCTGGCTCAACGCGAAGAAGGCTGTGGAACTGGGCTTTGCCGATGAAATCCTGTTCGACCAGAAGAAGGAAAATGAAGAACAGCCGGAAGCCATGCTCTACAGCCCGGCCACCGTCACCAGTTCCTTCGTACAAAAACTGAAACCACATGAACCTGTCAATAAAGTGCCAGCCGCTTCCCTGGAGAACCGGCTGGCATTGCTCATTCATTAAGGAGGACAACAATGGATACGATTTTAGCACTGCGTGAGAAACGCAAGAATCTGTGGGATGCCGCCAAGAATTTTCTGGATACCGTCCGTGATGAGAACGGCATGGTCTCTGCAGAAGATGCGGCTCGCTACGACAAGATGGAAGCGGATGTAGTAAATCTCGGCAAGGAAATCGACCGCCTGGAACGCCAGCAGCAGCTCGACGCCCAGCTTGCCCAGCCCACTACTACACCGATTACTGAACTCCCTGGCGCAGGCCAGAATGGAGCAGAAGAGAAAGGCCGTGCGTCTGATGCCTATCGTAAGGCTTTCTGGGACAGCATCCGCCATAAGAACTTCATCGATGTACAGAACGCCCTGAGTGCAGGCATCGATGCTGATGGCGGCTATCTGGTACCGGACGAATTCGAACACCAGCTCATCGACAAGCTCCAGGAAGAGAATTTCTTCCGCGGCCTGGCCACGGTCATCCACACCAGCGGCGACCGCAAGATTCCCATCGTGACGGGTCATGGCGAAGCGTCCTGGATGGAAGAGAACGGCCTCTACCCGGACAGCCAGGATACCTTCGGCCAGCAGTCCATCGGGGCGTACAAGCTGGGGACGGCTATCCGTGTGTCGGAAGAACTGCTGAACGACAGCGCTTTCGACCTGGAAAGCTACATTGCCGGTGAATTTGCCCGCCGTATCGGTACGAAGGAAGAAGAAGCCTTCCTGGCAGGAGATGGCAAGAACAAGCCGACTGGTGTGTTCCCGTCCGCGGAGCTGGGCGTGATGGCCAATGGTGCATCCATCACCTTTGATGATGTCATCGACCTGTATCACTCCCTGCGCATCCCGTACCGCCGCAAGGCCGTATGGCTCCTGAACGATGCGACCATTAAGGCCTTGCGCAAGGTGAAGGACAACAACGGCAACTACATCTGGCAGCCGTCTGTCACCGCAGGTACGCCGGATACTATCCTGAACCGTCCCTGCTACTGCACTTCCTTTGCACCGGAACTGGCGGCGGGCAGCCGTCCCATGCTCTTCGGGGACTTCAGCTACTACTGGATTGCCGATAGGGAATACCGCTCCTTCAAGCGGCTTAACGAATTGTATGCCGCCAACGGCCAGATCGGCTTCCTTGCCAGCCAGCGCGTCGATGGCATGCTGATGCTCAAGGAAGCGGTCAAGGCCTTGGAGATGAAAGCGAAGGGATAAGCCATGATTGTGACGCTGGAAGAAGCCAGGGAATACCTGCGGATTGATGAAGATGACACGAGTAATGATGACGTCATCCAGTCTTCCCTGGAAACAGCCCAGGCCCTCTGCCTGGATATATCCCGCTGCGAGGAAGCTGATGCCGAAGAGAATCCCGTGGTTTTTCACGAAGCGATTCTCTTCGCTGCGGCTTTTTTATATGAGCACCGGGAGGAAGCGGACTACGCAGGCCTTTTGAAACGTCTGCGCTGGCTGCTGTTCGGGGTCCGGCGGAGCTGTTTTTGAAAAGGGGGATGCCCATGAAGACGGGACTTTTGAATAAACGGATTGAGATTCTGGGAAAGCAGGCCGTGACGGATGAATATGGTTTCGATACCCAGGCCGACGTCGTAGTGTACCGCTGCTGGGCATCCATCGAGCCTGCCCGGGGCAAAGTGTTCTATGAGATGGAACGCAAGGCGGACACGGAGTACAGCAAGATCACCATTCGCTGGCGTCCGGGTGTCACCCACGATATGAAGGTGAAGTATCTGGATCACCTCTACGACATCGATACCATAGTTGACCCGTATATGCGCCATGAAGCCCTGGAACTGTACTGTACGGAAGAAGTGAGGGGGACGGACAATGAGCGGAAGTGACTTTGAGGTCAAAGGATTGGATGACCTTTCAGAAAAACTGCTTTCTGCTATTGAAGAGTTTCCCGGCACTACCGAAAAGGGCCTGGTGACGCTTGGCAACAAGCTCAAGAAGGAGTGCGTAAAAAACACGCCGGAAGGCAGCACGGGAAAGCTGAAGAAAGGCTGGAAGCATAAGGTGGAAGGGTATAACGGCTCGGAGCTGACCTATGAACTGGTCAACAGGCATCCGGTCCATCACCTCTTGAATAACGGCCATGTCAAGAAAACGCCGGGCGGCAGGACCGTGGGCTATTATGAAGGCCGGCACTATACGGAGAAATCCGTCAAGCAGTTTGAAGCCAGCGACTTGCAGCTGGGACTGGAGAGACTCACGAAGAAGCTCCTCAAGAAAGCAGGCGGCACATGATCCATGATATCGATATCTTGCAGGCGGTGCAGCAGAAACTCAAAGAGCGGTTCCCGTACCCCGTCTATTTGCAGGAAGTCAAGGAAGGCTTTGCGCCGCCGGGCTTTTTCCTGAAGACAATGACGGTAGCGACGCCGCAGAAAGAAAACGAGGTCTACCGGGATACGGACCTCTACATTACGTATCTGCCGAAGAAGCAGGAAAAAAGCACGGCCATCTACGCCGTGCTTTTTGCTGCGGAAAATTTATTCCGGGACGGACTGAAAGTCGGCAACCGTTATCTCCCTGTCGTGTCTATGAGTGAGGAGCTGATGGGGACAGACAATGACGGCGGGCGTCTGACGCTGACCTTCCAGTACTATGACGCCCGGGAAAAAGAAGAAACGGCAGAAATCATGAAGGTACTGCATCAGCGGTATCAGGGAAAGGAGACGTAACCCATGAAAATGCCATCCATTAATATCGCGTTCAAAGAAAAAGGCATCAGTGCCGTCGAACGCAGCGAACGCGGTATTGTCCTTCTGATTCTGAAAGAAGAGACACTGCCGTCCCAGACGGAAGTGAACCTGTATACGGCAGATGACATTCCCAAAGAACTCTCGGACAGCAACCGTGAGCAGCTGGAACTGACCCTTCGCGGCTACGTGAACAGTCCGAAGAAGGTCATCGCCGAAATCATCAGCAAGGATGCAGAAGATTATACCGATGTTCTCAAGGCCATCGAGAACAAGCGCTTCGATTACCTGGTCATCCCGGACATCGAAGAAAACCACATCGACACCATCGCGACCTGGATCAAGGGGATGCGGACGAATAAGAATAAGCGCATCAAGGCCGTCCTGCCGGACTGCACGGCGGATACGGAAGGAGTCATCAACTTCGTCAACAAGGTCATCCGCACGAAAACGAAGACCTACACGACGGCCCAGTACTGCGGGCGCATCGCGGGCATCATCGCAGGAACGCCGATGACTATTGCCTGTACGTATGCGCCGCTGCCGGAAGTCATTGGCTGCGACGTCTGGACGAAGGAAGAAATGGATACCATGACGGATGCCGGCAAGCTGTTCTTCTTCTTTGACGGGGAAAAGGTCAAGCTGGGCCGCGGCATCAACTCCCTGGTCACGACAGTCCAGGGGAAAGGCGTATCTTTCCAGAAAATCAAGCTCGTCGATTTGATGGACATGATGTATGACGATATCCGCACCACCGCCCAGGACCATTACCTTGGCAAGTATGCCAATAGCTATGCCAACCGATGTCTTCTGGTGACGGCTATCCAGGGCTATCTGGACCAGCTGGCCCAGGAGGGCCTGCTGGAACAGGGGCAGAACACGGCTTATATCGATGTGGAATCCACGAAGATTTGGCTGGCATCCAATGGCAAATATACGAAAGAGGAACTGGCGGACATGTCGGAAATGGACATCAAGCTGGCCAACATAGGCAGCAATGTCTTCATCGCCGTAGATGCTTCACTCCTGGATGCCATGGAAGATGTCACGATTGCCGTCAATATCTGAGGAGGTGAAGTACAGTGAACAGCATGGAAGCCAAACGGGTAATGAATGGCAAGTATGCCGACCTCTATATCGACGGCGACCTCATGGCCGAAGCCACGGCTTTCAAGGCCGAGGTCACCCTGACTAAGGAAGAAGTGAAGATGCTCCGTCATGTCGGCAAGGGCTACAAGGTCACGGGCTATGACTGCAAAGGGCAGCTAAAGCTCCATAAAGTCTCGAGCTACATGATCAAGAAGATGAACGACAACATTAAGGCGGGCAAGCAGACCGTCGTGACCATCGTATCCGTCCTGGATGACAAGGATGCCATTGGCAGCGAACGTATCGTCATCAAAGATGCGACCTTTGACAGCCTCATTCTGGCCGACTGGGAAGTGGACAAGATGGGCGAGGAAAGCTACAGCTTCACTTTCTCGGACTGGGACCTCTTGGATTTAGCATAAGGAGAACAAGCACATGAATATGGTAGACCGACTGCTGAAAGCAGATGTAGTGAACAAGCTGGCCGAACGGCCTCAGAAGAAAGTGAAGATGGAACGGCTCTCGAAGCTGTTCGGATTCGATTTTATCATCACGCTCCGGGCCATCGACCCGGAACGCTACGCCGATATCCAGAAGATGGCCGTGGACTTCACCAACGGCAGCGCCGATAACATCGACATTTATCAGATGCAGACCCAGACGCTCCTGGCGGGGATTGCCGACCCGGACCTCAAGAACAAGGATTTGATGGAAAAATTCGGGGCCGTACTCCCTGGTGACATCATCCGCAAGCTCTTCCTGGCAGGCGAGATTGCCGACCTTACGGCACAGATTACAGAACTTAACGGCTATACGACCCAGGAAAAGGCGGATAAAGCCGTAAAAAACTGATTCGGACCGATGGCGAGGTGCAGGCGATGTATCTATTGTTCCGGGATCATCACCTGCTGCCGTCAGCGGTCATGAAACTGGGATACGGCGAACGGCAGGTGCTGTATGCCTTCATCCGCTATGAGATGGAAGAACGCAATAAAAAAGTATCTTCAGCATTATCGGATTAACTGCTGAAATACGGCTATCTGCCATAAAGTCATAAGGCAGGCTCAAGCCACTTAGATATTTCATAGACGAAGTCGCTTTTTTTCTTGCATTGTGGGTGGCCGACACGTAGTACATGAAAGGTTTGATTGCCCAGAGTGGAAATGGCTTCCTGCCAGGGCATTTTTCTTTTCCCAATATCTTTAGAACCGTTGTAATGAATATTATAACGGTCAAAAACGTTAGGGATGTAATCGTCATAATACCAAGATGTATAAAAAATGATATGAGTAGGATGTATTACCTTTAATTCCTGCTGAAGGACTTTTAGGTTTAGGATACAGTTGGATTTTACAAAATCTGAGGTAGTATCCTTTCCTCCGGAATTGTTGCATTTGACAATATTGGTAAATGCGATGTGTTCTATAGAATCGTCACCGAATATTCTCTGAGTGATAGCACGAGTATAGCTCCAATATGGCCAGCTTTTGTTCCACAGAGATTCACGGGTATATTGAAAGGGATTGCGGAAGCCGTCTTCAATCGTGCCGGGATTGTTTCTGGCATTTTTACCGACAAATAGAATTCTCTTGGAAGTTTTATTAAAATCGGAACCTACGCACCAGCAGCCAATCGGTAAGGATAAATGTTCTTTCTTGTGACATTCTTCACAGATTTTGCAAGTACCAAGCTCCATATGGTGATATTGTTCAGCTAATCTTTTTTCTGTTTCATTGAAATAGCGCATTGGAATTCCTCCGTAACGATAGACTTCTTTTATCTTACTATATTTTTAATATCTATAACAACATTGAGAGGTGAAACAGCATGGCCAATAATGTCATCGATGCCGCCATCCGGCTGCGGGATTTGTTCACGCCGACCGTGCGTAGCGTCAATGCCAGCCTGGGGACCATGAAGACCCAGATGGCGGCGGCGAAACAATCGGTCAGCGGACTGTCGGACAAGCTGACGGAGCATGAGCGCATCCAGAAACGGACGGCGAAGAGCATCGAGCAGACGGGAAGCAAGATTTCCGGCTTATCAGACAAGATGGCCCTGCTGTCAGCCCCCATCCTGGCAGCCGCAACGGCAGGCTTCAAGCTGCACAGCGACTTTGCCAACGGTATCGCCAAGATTTCGACTTTGGTCGACACGACGGTCGTTTCCATGCAGAAGGTCAGTGATGAGATTCGTGCTGTCAGCGATGAAACGGGCGCAGGTGTCGCTGATCTTTCGGAATCGGTCTACCAGGCCATTTCCGCTGGTGCCGATGCGGCCCATGCCGTGGGCTTTGTCAAAGACATGACAATTGCTGCGAAAGCCGGCTTCACCGACACGACGACTGCCGTTAACGGTGTGACCACGGTCCTCAATGCCTATGGAAAATCGGCAGAAGAAGCCACGGCGGTGACGGACCAGATGCTCTTGGCACAGAACTTCGGCAAGACATCCTTTGGCGAGATGGCCCAGTCCATGGGCAATGTCATCCCCATTGCGGCACAGCTCAATGTCAGTACCCAGGAACTGTTCGGTTCCATCGCCGTCCTGACCAAGAACGGTATCCGGACCAGCGAGGCCATTACCGGACTCAAGGCGGCTTACAGCAACATCCTGAAGCCGTCTGCCGAAGCGGCGAAACTGGCTCAGTCCCTTGGCCTTGAGTTCAATGCGGCTCATCTGCAGAGCGTGGGGTGGGTGAAGTTCCTGGACGAAGTGAAGCGGGCGACAGGCGGCGATGCCGAACAGATGGCCCAGCTCTTTGGCTCTGTCGAGGGCCTGAACAGCATCCTGGTCCTGACGGGCAAGGGAGCCGGGGACTTCGATAAGGTCATGGACCAGATGGCCCAGTCTGCCGGCATGACCCGGGAAGCCTATGAGAAGATGCTGACCCCGTCGGAGCAGATGCAGATTGCCATGAACCAGCTGAAGAATGCCGGCATGGATTTAGCAGTGTCGTTTACGCCGTACTTCAAGGTCATGTCGATGCGCGTCAAGGAACTGGCTGCCTGGTTCCGGACACTGACACCGGAACAGAAAACGCTGATCGGCCAGGTGGCTTTCGGCATCGTGACCTTCCAGCTCTTCGGTTCGACCCTGGGCCGTATCCTGACGGTCGGCGGCAGGGCTTTTGGTACTTTCAACTCTATTGCCACGGGCATCAGCAAAGCCGGCAGTGTCTCGAAGTATCTCTCGACTCAGTTCAAAGGACTCATTCCGGTCTGTCGGGGCATTGCCATCGTGGCCAGGGGCATGGGCAGTACCTTTCTGACTGCCGGACGCATGATGATCACCATCATCCGTGCCGTAGGCGCCGCAGCCATGGCCAATCCCATCATTATCGTCATTGCTGCGATTATTGCTGCCTTGTACCTTCTGTGGAGGAACTGGGATACCGTGTCGCATTATATCGAACAGGCTATACAGGCTGTATCGGACGCCGTCGATGCGGGGATGAACTGGATCAGTTCTGCCTGGGACGGAGCCATGAACAGTATCAGCGAGACGGCCTCCAGTATCTGGGAGAGTATCAAGGACACCTTCCGTAGCGGTGTGAACTGGGTCATCGACCAGGTGAACGGCCTGATTTCCAGCATCAACGGCCTGTCTATCGACATTCCGTCCCTGACGGGAGGGGCGCCGACCCATGTGGGCTTTGATATCCCAAGCATCAGCCACTTTGAAAGCGGTGTCGAGAACTTTCGTGGCGGCTTTGCCGTCATCAATGAAGATCGCCGGGGCGAGCTGGTACACCTGCCCAATGGCAGTACGGTCATACCTCATGATGAAAGCATCCGCCAGGCCATGAACGCCGGCAGCGGCGGCATCACCATCTGCATTGATACGATGAACGTCCGCAGCGAGCAGGACATCGACGCCGTCGCTGAAAAACTCGTCGAAAAAATGAGACTGTACGGCATGAACCGCATGAAAGGAGCGACCCTCTGATGAGTTCTTTCTTAGCATCCCTGTTGAACGCCATCGGCCAGGCTGCGTCTTCCCTCACGATTTCACTCTCTTCTGAATCGGCAGCGGTGGTCTTTCCCGTCCTGCCTTCGGAGCTGATGGTATCTGTCAATACGAATCATGGCACGGTGAACATCAATAACTTCGGCGACTACCTTATGATGGGAAAGACGGGACTCAGGACACTGACCCTTTCCGGCTTTTTCCCGGCCCAGGATTATCCCTTTGCCATGATGGGGCTGGCACCTTATACGTACATTGCCCAACTGGAAACGATGCGTACCGGTGACAGCGTCTGTCAGCTGACGGTATCAGACACGCCACTTTCCATGCCCTGCCTGATTTCATCCTTCAAGTTTGGCGAAAAGGACGGCAGCGGCGATGTCTATTACGAGCTGGGCCTGACAGAGTACCGCTACGTTACGGCGCCTGAGACAGGAAAGACCGAGACTGCTACGGGACTGAAGAAGCGGCCGGAGTCGTTCTGGTCGAAGATGAAGAAGAACATCACCTATTATCCCGGTGACAGTATCGGGAACGTCATCGGCCGGGCCGTGGGGAAATCGGTGACGCTCAACAATGAGCAGTTCTCGAAGTTCCAGATCTATCGCAGCATCGTCCGTAACGGCGGTCTTTCGCCCGGGGATATCATCCGCCTGACGACGATGAACCTCAAAAGGAATGATGAAAATGTTCCAGTTGCAAAGAATCAATAAGAAAACCAATACCGAGGATGCTCAGACGGAAGGCCTGAAAAAGCCCGAGAACGCAGACCTTACGGGCTGGCTGATTTGTGCAACCTGGTCCGGGGACGTCGAGCAGGCCGGACGCAGGCTGGAATTCGACCTGGCCTATACGACGCGGGATAAATCTTGGCAGAATCCGGAACTGGAACTGGGGGACGAGGTGCTGTTTATCCACATTGACGATAAAACGCAGCAGACTGTCCACCTGTTCCAGGGACGTATTTTTGGCCGCAGCCGGGAGAGCGGCTCTTCCGTGATGCATTTTACAGCCTTTGACAATATCGTCTATCTGGCCAAGTCCCGCATAACCAAGAAGTACACGAACGTTACAGTGGCCGACGCCATCCGCCAGACCATCAATGACTTTTCTATTCCGGCCGGGACTATTCCTGACCTGTCCGTCACCTGCAATTTCATTGCCGATGATATCTCGGCTACGGAGGCTATCAAGCAGGCATTATCCTATCAATCCGCACAAGATGGCAAGGGATACCATATCTACATGACCGAAGGGAAGCTCAACGTGGTCTGCATGAACGACCAGGTGGTGGAAGATTTCCTGATCAGCGATGTGACAAACCTGACCGGCGCTTCCGTGTCGGAGTCGGTCGAAGACATGGTTTCTAAGGTCATCGTCGTCGACAGTGCCGGGCAGACGAAAGGCGAACTGCCCAATCAGACGGATATCGACCGATTCGGTCTCATCCAGGCCATTTGCAAGGCCGACCCCAAGCAGGACGATGCCTCGCAGGCAAGGGCCATGCTGAAGACCGTCGCCCATGACATGTCCATTCGGGCCATCGGTCATATCCAGTGTATCGCCGGGTTTTCTGTCTCAGTCCAGGAAGAACAGCTCAAGGGCCAGTTCTTCATCAAGTCAGACAGCCATAAAATCGAAGGCAACAAGCACCTGATGGAGCTGCATCTGGTATTCAACAAACTGCTGGATGAGCAGAAACAGGAACTGGACAGTACATCGTACAATGCCAACCCGGATTATGTGCCGCCAGCGGAAACGGAATCGACATCTTCTGTTTCTACAGGTGGCGCTGTGGCTGGCAGCAGTGTGGTCGATGCGTGCATGGCCAATTTCGAGGGTACCGTTTCTCCCTATGGCTCAGAAGGCTGTGTCGACCGGGCGACCATCGCCGCGGCGGGCTATTCCCCTTTTGCAGCGCAGGAATATAACAATGGCGTGAAAGGCTGCGACCAGCTCCGGGCCGATGCCGAAGCGCAGGGTCTGGCTATCCCTTATGACCCGTCGCAGCTCGAAAAGGGCGACATCATCATGTACAACCGCTACAGCAAGCCGGATCCGAACTGGCATGTCGTCGTCTATGACGGGAGCGGCGGCTGCTGGGGCAACAGCTCCAATGTCTATGGCTGTTTTCATCACTACGAAGGCAGCATCGATATGGGAAGCGACTATTATCCGGCAACGATTATCAAGACCTCAAGGGGGTGAACGTGTGCAGAAAAATCCGTATATCAGCCTGCTGAATCTGATGGAGCAGGTCAGCCGCAGCAGCAACAGCCCGGACATTCAAATCGGGCAGATCCTGGCTTCGCCGCCAGATATCAAGGTCCGCTACAATGGCATCATTTTGACCAAAGAGGAGCTGTGGATTTCCCATTATCTCCTGGCAGGTTATGGCCGCACAGCTAAAGGGCATCTGGTATCGGCGACACAGAATCGTGCCGGCGGCAGCGGTGATGCGGCTTACCAGTCCCATAATCATGATATCGATAATGACTACACCGATTCCGTCATCTATACGGATACACTAAAGCCCGGTATGTACGTGGCCATCATGCCCATGCTCATCAACGACCGGATTCAGCAGTACATTATTTTGGATGAGATTGTGAGGATTGATGGCCATGGCTGATCCTTTTGTAGCAATGAACAGCATCCAGGCAGCGAACCGGAATGAGTCGCTGCCTCTTTTCGTAGAATACGGCTATGACTTTGATAAGCAGTGCTTCCGCTACGATGAAAAAGGCCAGAACCTGATGGTGACAGAAAATGAAGCCCTCAAGGTCTGGATTTATAAGGCAATCCTCACCGAGCGGTATCGCTACTTGGCCTATGATGACAGCTATGGCATTACCATCGAGCCGTATCAGGGGAGAGCGCCAAACAGCCAGTATACGGCAGACAGGATTTGCCAGAATATCCGTGAGGGATTGATGGTGAATCCGTACATTGCTCGCATTAACCATATCGAGGTGAAGAAGCGGGAACGGGATGATTTGGCCATTACGGTTGACGTCACTTCCATTTACAGTGACGAATCATTGACCGTGACGGCAGGAAGGAGCGAGGCATGAGCAATTTATTTGATGCACAGACCAAAGATGAGATTGAGAGCCGCATGGCCCAGACCCTGCACACCATTACGGAAAAAGAGCAAAGTACCATGGAAGGCACCTTTGCCCGCGACCTGATCGACGCCAATGCTGTGGAATTTGAGAGCAGCTATGCCGAGATGGCCATGTTGCGCGACGCGGCCTTTGCCGAAACGTCCTGGGGCGACTACCTGACGCTGCGGGCAGCGGAATTTGGCGTCGATCGCAAGAAAGCCGTCAAGGCCAAAGGAGAAGTTACGGTGACGGGGATGGCAGGAGCCTACATCATTCGCAGCAGTCTCTTCCAGACAAAAGACGGCCAGCGATTTTATACCCTGGAGTCGGCCACCATTCCTGCCGATGCCGCTGAGGTTACGATTCCCGTGGAAGCTGCCGATGCCGGGGCGAGTGGCAATGTGGCCGAAGGAACGATTACAGAAATCCCCTATTCCATCCCGAATATCTCGGCAGTCGTTAACCATAAGAAATGCACCGATGGGGCGGATGAAGAAACGGATGACGCACTCCTTGCCCGGCTCCTGTTCCGGGTGCGCCAGCCTATCACCTCGGGCAATGCCAATCATTATCGTGACTGGGCCATGTCTGTCGATGGCGTCGGGAACTGCAAAGTCATCCCGCTCTGGCAGGGCAATGGCACGGTGAAGGTCATCATCGTCACGGCAGAGAACGAATCAGCATCGGCGGAACTTATACAGGAAGTCTACGACTACATCGAAAGCCAGCGGCCTATTGGAGCGACTGTGACCGTCGTTTCACCGGCACCTTTAACCATTGATTTAACGGCAGATGTCTATGGCACAGCCAGCCCCGATGCCGTAAAGGCAGCCATGACAGCCTATCTCAAGCAGACGGGCTTCACGCTTTCTTATGTCAGCCTGGCCCAGATGGGGAAACTCCTCCTTTCCATCAGCGGCATTACGGATTATAAGGATTTGAAGCTTAATGGAAAAGCGGCCAACGTGGAACTGACGAACGAGCAGATCCCCGTGGCAGGGAAGGTGGTGCTGAACCTTGTCAGCCAATGACTGGATGCGGCAGAGCCGGATGGATATCCTGAAGTATTTGCCGCATTTCTTATCCAAAGACCCGATGTTCCACTGCGCGGCAGAAACCTGCAATGAGGAGCATGACCGTCTGCGCCTGGCTCTGCAGAACCTGGCGGACAACTTCTTCGTGAACACCGCCACCTGGGCGCTGCCGCTTTATGAATCGTTCCTGGGCATCAAGCCCGGTGATGGAGATAGTGACGAGTTCCGCAGGCAGCGGATCCTCTTCAAGCTGCAGCACGTGGATGTATCCACGAAGGATTTCATGAACTCTATCATCAATCTCTACAGTGCCGGCCATATCGAGGAAGTCAATGAGGAGTATTACTTCAAGGTGTACTGCATCATGAACGACAAAGATACCACGACCTTGCAGAAGCTCATCACGCAGCTCAACATCTACAAGCCGGCCCATCTGGGATACGCCATCTATCTGGGTTATTCCTGGAATGGCAGGATTCACTGGAACGGGGAAGCTACCTTCTCGACGGCGACCATCGTATCCAAGAAAGGAGTGATGACAAATGGATGATTACAGCAAAGAGAAATGGTCGGCTGATTTTCCGGACCGTGCAGGGCAGGAAGTCCGGCCCACAGAAGCTGTGGAGAATACGCTGGATTATGATGTGCTTTTCCCACAGTATCTTTCGGAAGACCCGGTCGTCTTCAATCAGCAGAACAAGACCGTGTCCCAGCTGGTCAGCAATGATGCCCGGCTCTATGAGCGGATTTCCGCTACGGCAGCTGACATCAATGCCCATCTGACCGATGCCAATGCCCACGCAACTGGCATCAGCGGCAATGCGGCCAGTGCGTCGAAGCTGCAGACAGGACGCAAGATTCACCGAACCCTCTTTGACGGCACGAAGGATATCACACTGCCAGATTTCAGCGGCTGTGGCGAAAAGACAGCAGGCCAGAGCGGCATGGTCCCGTCACCTTCAGCAGGGAAACTGAATACCGTCCTGCACAGCAACGGCAGCTGGGGCAAGGTCACCTATGCCGATATGGACGAGGAAGCCGTGGCCAAAATCCAGGCATGCCCGTTTCCCGTCAATGCCATCTATATTTCCGCAGATGGGAAGAATCCCGCCACGTACTGGCCGGGTACGACCTGGGTGGCTTTCGCCATGGGGCGGTGCCTGATTGGGGCCGGGGCAGCAGACAGCGGCACCATGTATAAGGCCGGGGACAAGCTGGGCGAGGAGAAGCACACCAATACCCTGGCGGAAATCCCTATTCATGGCCATACGGGGAAAACCGGCGATGCCGGGAACCATAACCATGACCGGGGCAGTATGAATATCACCGGCGCTTTCTGGGGCCGTGATGTGCAGAGCGGATACAACGGCAATGGGGCGTTCTTCATCAGCGGCCGCGGGAACTGGAATGATGAAGGCGGCAGCTATCATGACAACTACCCGTCTGTCATGTCCTTTGAAGCGGCCAGGTCCTGGTCTGGCAGGACTTCTACGAACGGCAGTCATGCCCATGGTTTTACGACGGAGAATGCTGGTGGTGGCCAGCCGCACAACAACATGCAGCCATCTATCGTCGTGTACATGTTCCAGCGGACAGGCTAGGAGGTGAGGAATATGGCTGAATGGTTACAGATGGCCGCGTCCCTGGTATCGATCCTGATGCTCTGCGGCGTCATCTTCAATTTCAGCGTCATCAAGCCGCTCAATGAATCGGTACGGGGTCTTCGGGACTGCATCGTTGAACTGCGCCGGCAGCTGACGGATACGGAAGCGAAGCGGCAGAAGATGGCCGAACGGCTGTCCCGGGTCGAAGAATCGGCAGAGCATGCCCATCACCGCCTGGATGTGATGGAGCAGCGCCAACATGAACAGGGGTGAGGGCGATGAGCTTTTTTGTACTAAAGAACCGGATTCATTTAACAAGAGGTGATTCGGCAGAAATCGACCTGACCATCCGGGACCGGGTGACGGGCAGTGTCTTTATCTTAGGTGACGGTGACCGCCTGATCTTTACGCTGAAACGCTTCATCACGGATAAAGAACCTGTCCTCACGAAATCCCTGGGACAGGGCATCCGGCAGGAACAGGAACGATATGTACTCCATTTCCGGCCGGAGGATACACAGTCGCTGGCCTGCGGCCGTTACGTTTATGAGATGAAGCTCATGCGGAAGAACGGTTATACCGATACCTTCATCCCGGCCAGAGACTTTTTCCTGGAAAGGAGCGTGATGGGGCATGGCACATGAACGGAATACCCTGGTCGGCATCCTTTCCATGCCGCAGGCACCCTCTGCTGCCTTTCAGGAAAAATGTATCATTCCAGAAGCTCAGGAACAGGTCATCATGGCAGACGGCGGGTATACCGCCCTTTCCAAAGTGACGGTGGCTGCCATTCCGTCGAATTATGGCAGAATCAGTTTCAACGGCTATGAGTTAAAAGTCGAGTAAAGGAGCAATCAACATGGCGAAGAACGTAAAAATCAATTCCGTTATCTATGCAGAAGTGCCGCAGGTTTCGATTCCTCTGGCAGAAGGGGAAGGTACCGCTGTCTTTTATGATACGTCTGGTGCTACTGCCTCTTCCGGCGATATTCTGAACGGCAAGTCGGCCTTCCTTGGAAATGGGGTTGTTACCGGGACAATGAGCAATAACGGTGCTGTCAGCGGCAGCATTGCAAAAGCCGATGGTGCGTACACCATTCCGGACGGCTTCCATAATGGCAGCGGCTCCGTGCGTATCAGCAAGGAGGAACAGGCCAAACTCGTCAGCGGCAACATCAAGTCCGGGGTGACTGTCCTTGGCATTAGCGGCAAGTCCAGTGTTGTCGATACCAGTGATGCCACTGCTGCTGCGGGGACGATTGTCAGCGGTAAGACGGCCTACGTCAACGGCACCAAGGTGACGGGCAGCCTGACGACCGTTTCCGTTTCCCAGGACAGCCTGACGAAAGTCCTGACGGTCGTGTAGGGAGGAGAAAATATGAAAGTAGATGTGAAGATTGCCGGTGCCAGTTACAGTGAAGTGCCGGCAGTCCTGATTCCTTTAAAAAGTGGCGGTAAGGCACGTTTCTGCGAAGTATCTGATACGACAGCAAAAGCGGCTGATGTAGCCAAAGGCAAGACTTTCTATGACGCAGATGGCAATTATACAGCAGGGACGAATACGGGAAGCGGCGGCACCAGCACTGTTACTGCCACACCCTATAAGGTGACCATCCAGCAAGTACCGCATCAGACCATCTCTGCTTCTTTTACACCGAAAGTAGCGGAAACGATAAATACCCTGGCAAGGTCTGGAAATGAAACACTGAATCTGGAATCTGAAGCTACGCTTAGCATTTCGTATGCTTTCAAGACGAAGATAACTCCCGACGCGGGGTGGGTTGGCGGCAAGGCGATTGTGTCAGGAAAGATGGAAGATGGCCTTATTTGCGGCGACGTTACCATTACGGCTTCTGAGGCAGTTCAAATCCCGACCGATGTCACGGTTCCGGAAGGGTATACCACCGTTTACTTAGGGCAAAACAAGCTCTATCAGGATCCGGGCCTGACGGTAGAGCTGGCTTCAAAAAGCCAGATCGAAGCCAACAGCAAAATTTACGTCATGGATGTTACCCGCAATTCGTATACACTTCTTAACCTGTTCTGCCCATCAAAAGGTAATAATGTAGGGACAGGTTTTGATGAAAAATATGTCGATTTGAGTGGTATCTCTAAAAGCCTCATCACAAGCCTGGGTTCGCTGTTCCTGGGCAACAGCAATCTGGAATCAGCGGATATGAGCGGTTTTGGGGACATTGATGCCATCTACAGTCTGTTTGCATACTGCACGAATCTCAAATGCGTCTACTTCGATACGTTAAGAAATGTCGGCAGTACGACCATCAATACGTACCATACCTTTTCTACTTGTACCGCATTGGAATATCTCATCCTGGATAATGAGAACGTTGATTTTGTTGTCGAGAGTGGAACAAATTATGAGCGTGGTATTCCGTCGCAGACGAAAGTCTTGGTTCCCAGGGTTGCACTGGAAGCCTATAAGGCAGACAGTCACTGGAGCTCTGTGGCCGACCGCATCCTGGCAATGGAAGACTTCGACATCGTCCGTAATGACGGCACTGTAAGTGTTACCCCGAAGGGAGCGTGAGCGTTTGTCCATCGATAAAATCAATATCCCCGATTGCTTGGTCATCATCGGGCTGGTCACAGCCCTGATCATGGCCATTTTTTATAACCTCAATGAGCTGGCCATGTCCATCGCATCCGGCTTGCTCGGCTATATCGGCGGTACGGTCAAGTCCGCTGTCCATCAGAAAGGAGAAGAAAAATAATGAAAGTATTCCTGAATCCCGGCCATGCGCCGAACGGAAATCCTGACCCCGGGGCCGTAAATGAAGAAACGGGGCTGCGTGAGTGTGATGTCGCCCTGGCGGTCGCTAAGTCCGCCGAAAGCTACCTGAACGCCGCGGGTGTCGCAACAGAGCTGCTCCAGTCCGACAGCCTGTACGATATTTGCGAAGCGGTGAATAACAGTGATGCCAACATCTTCGTTTCCATCCACTGTAACGCCGCAGAAGCGGAAGCGGCAAATGGCACTGAGACTTGGGCCTGCGCTGGCAGTTATCGCGGCAGCATGCTGGCCAACTGCATTCAGAGTCAGCTCGTTAATGCCCTGGACACGACGGACCGTGGTGTGAAGATTGCTACTCCTGGCGTCAACGGACTCTATGTCCTGACCAATACAGCGATGCCAGCTGTCCTCGTCGAACTGGCTTTTATCACCAATCCTGGTGATGAAGAAATCTTGGCAAACGCCCAGGACGCCATGGCCAGAGCCGTAGCTCGTGGCATTACTGATTATGAACAAACCCTTGAAGGAGGCAATTAATATGAACCGTGATGAAATCGAGAAAGCCGTAGCTGAAACCGTTGTATCCTTTGCCAGGGAAGAAGCGGAAGCCGCCATCAAAGCCATCGACCTTGATGACCTGCAACAGCTCGTCGAAGCGCAGATGAAGAACCTCACCGACCCATTGGAAACCGAAATCCAGACCACCACCAGCTGGTGGATAAAAATTCGCAACCGTCTCTACATCGTTTTGCTGCAACAGGCTGTCAAGGCTATTGTAGCAGATATCAAACAGAAGATTGCATGAGAAAAGCCGGTATAGAACAATGAATATATGTTCTATACCGGCTTTTTTAGTTTGCTATTATAAAAGAAATATGGTACAATTTAGATGTTTTTACCATGATTAAAACCATATGGAAAGTGTGGGGTAAATGGAAAAAAAGAATGTTGGAGGACGTCCTCGAGGAAGAAAGAAAATTTCTAAAATAGAAGTAGTCATTGAACCTGAAGTAAAAGCAACGTTCATGTCCATTCTAAACCGAGAAGGGAAAAAAGCTTCAATCGAAATTGGAAACTGGATTAGAAAATACATAGATGAACATAGCAAAACGAAATAGTTAGTTAACCTATTGGATTCGTTAATTTGTCAAGAAAGGGACTGTAAGATAAAAATGAAAAATTCTTTACCGAAAGTAAAGGCTTTAAGCTTATTTGCCGGCATTGGCGGTTTTGAAGTTGGAATGGCCTCTTGTGGGTTTGACTTTTTAAAAACATTGGAATGGGACGCTAAATGCTGTCAAACTTTACAGGCGAATAAAGCTATTCTTGGAATAGAAGAAGATGAAGTTTTGCCGATTGATATAACAAAGATGGACCCACAAGATTTTTATCAAGGAGATGTTGATTATATTGTCGGAGGACCACCTTGTCAAAGCTTTTCAGCAGCTGGCCGTAGAGCAGGAGGCGTTAAAGGGACAAAAGATGCACGAGGTGAGCTGTTCAATTATTATTGCAAATATGTTGACTATTTTAAACCTAAAGCGTTTGTTTTTGAAAATGTTAGGGGAATTTTGTCCGCTAACAAAGGAGAAGATTTTAAACTCATACTAAGTTCTTTTAAGGCTGTAGGGTACAATTTATTTTGGAGGGTATTAAATGCAGCAGATTTTGGTGTCCCTCAGTTAAGAGAACGTGTTTTCCTTGTAGGTATTAGAAACGACTTAAACATCAATTTCAAATTCCCATTACCAACATTTGGCCCAGATTCTCCCGATAAAAAGAAATATCGGACTGTGGGTGAAGTGATAGCTCCGTTACAAGATGACAATGAAGTTGTTCCTCCTTATGGTGGGAAGTATGGTCATTTATTACCGGATATTCCACCTGGAGAAAATTATAGTTTTTATACTGAAGAAATGGGACATCCGCATCCGTTATTCGCTTGGCGTTCTAAATTCTCTAACTTTCTGTATAAAATGGATCCAGATGACGTTTGCAAAACTATTATTGCATATCAAGGGCGATATGATGGCCCATTCCATTGGAAAAATAGAAAATGTACGCCTGATGAACTGAAGTTAATGCAAGGATTTCCTATGGATTTTAAAATTCCACAAAGTTATACGGAATCAGTCAAACAAATAGGAAATTCTGTTTGCCCACCAATTGCACATCAGATTGGCATGGCATTGCGGTATGAAATAGAGAAAATAGAGGAATGTAAAGTTCCACTGATTGAAGATGGTCAAAAATTATCATTTGACAAAAGAAAAGGCCTCAAAGCTAGAAAAACGCGAAAAAAGATTACTCACCACTATAGTGATTTAGTCCAGGGAAATCTCTTTGATACAGAAGCAAAATCTGAAGAAGTGAAATATCAAGACTTTACGAAACAACGAATTACCGCAGATGGTAAAATCAACTGGCGCTTCTATAAGGGGAATTTAACTATCACAATAAAAGAAAATAAAAAAGATAAACCTTTAAATGAAGCAAAGTTTCTCATTGACTTTTTTGGCAACGTTACTTCCCTCATAAAGAAAATTACAGTAAAAGCATATAGCAGTTCTGATGATTTTTCTATTTTAAAGTGTATGTGGGATGAAGTGCATCTAGCAGTTAAAGATATCACCTCGTTTGATTCTTTGATGCCTCTGTATGGGCATTTTACTGAACCGTATCCGAAGTTCAAACTGAAAATTACCCACGAATTGAATACACCAATCTTTCAATTCCAAGACTTGGCCATAAGCGATGACTTGGGTAAAAATTTGCCCTATGACAAATTATCAATGTTCAATCAGGACGCCGAACTTACGATAAAAAATTTGAGAGAGTATGGGTACGATGTTAGATCACATAATACTAATGTTACCATTCCAGAAGGCTTTTTTAAGATATGTTACCCTTTTACAATCCCAGATAATTTCAAACAAAATATAACATGGCATGAGTAAAAGTTTTTGGTTAGCTCATTGTTTTTGTTGAGCTAACCATTTTTTTATAGTTTCAGGTTTAATTGCAGGGGCAATAGCAATATATTTACTAGTTAAATTTGCAATAGTAGCATCTGTTGATAAGGATAAAGCCATTTTGTACAATCCATGTACAGAAATAAAATCGATTTTGGATGCGTAAATATTATCTACCATTTTTTCAGACGATACGATGTCATTTAAAATCGGTGTTGTTAAAGCGGACCTCTTTTCCAACACAAATAAGAATAACTGGAGGCTAGGAAAATTTTTAATTATGGAGCATGCTCGTGTAATATTGTTCCAGTCAATTTCCTGTGTTTTGTCTTTTACTTCAATTGCCACAACTGGTACATTATTATAGAGAACGCATAAATCACCAGGCTTTTTGGCGCGAGCATCTGCTGCTGTTTTGGCATCGGAAACCCCATCCAATGAAAAACCCTTTTGAGAATAAATAATGCTTAAGCAAGCAGCTGCTACACATTTTGTTAATTCCGGATCATGTATATCCGAAAGAAAATGCAAAGCACTCGTAGTATACTGTGCAGAGGACTCAAGAGCTTTTAAACTTCTAACCCGTTCATTTTGGATGCCTTTGGCAATTAATATGAAGTATCGGCAAAATTCAAGACATTGAGGCTGACTCAATTCATTGATTTGATTTAAAATTATAGCAAATAACTTTAAATCAAATACTGTTCGTTGAGCCTTATCGAAGTCTACATTCATTCGCTTAAAAGACCTCATCTTTTCAATGGCCCTACTTCCTTGCATACCTGAATTTGCTGAACAAAAACCCTGACATAAGTCGTATTTTGCTAACAATGGGACGACAATACCTTCATCTTCGCTTCGAATGCTATAACTTCCTGGAATTGGGTTGCTTTGTTCATCTCTAGCCCAAATTTTACAGCAATCTTCTTTAGGATTATTGTATTTATGCCAAGCAGCCGTTAAAAATAAACTGACAGGAGAAGTCCATCCATATTTACCCCATTCCCATTTATTTATATTGTTTAATAATTTAGTTGGAATGATATTTTTATTGCATTTATCTGTAGTAGCTATTAATTTATCAAGTTGTTCACGATTGTCCATATGTGGCCTCCGATTATTTGAATAGATGAAACTCTTTTTTCGTATAGCCCATATCCAAAGCCCGGTAAAGAAACCGGGCGGCAATAGAGGAGTAGGGTTTCCACTTTTTACTTTTCTTTTCTATAGATGCTTTCGACACATCTTCTGTTTTGTAAAGCCATTTGTAGCTTTGTAAAAAAGCAACGTCTTCGAATGGCAAGATGTCCTGTCTGTCCAGAACGAAAATCAAATACATTTTTGCAGTCCAAGTACCAATGCCATGAAGGCTGACTAATTCTTTGAGCGCAGCTTCATCTGTCATATCAGGAAACTTCGTAAAATCGAGTTCTCCTGTCAAGACAGCTGAAGCTGCGCCTTTTATGTAGTTAGCCTTGGCAGTAGAAGTACCAATTGCCTTGATTTCCTCAACGGAGAGCTTTGAGATAGCCTCCGGGGTTATCTGACCATCACACAATTCTTCAAATCGCCCGTAAATTTTGGCTCCAGCTTTTACCGACAGCATCTGTTCGATGATTTCATGGATCAGAAAAGGAAAGGGATTATCAGTGTGTGGTTCATAGGTAATCGGACCCACCATGCTGATGACTTTTGCAAGCCGTTTATCTTTTTTGCATAAATATTGGACAGAAGGACTGTCTTGATTCAAGGTGACGATAGCGGCCATAGGAACTCCTTGTACACACCGTCTGTAAATTTTCTAAGCCGCGGTGTGTTTATATCGAATTTCCTTAATTATAACACACTGCAACGAAGGCTACTATAGGTACAGCATAGCCGTACTTATTATTTAGTACATGTAATGAAAAATCGGATGCTCACACGGGCATCCGCAATTTTTTGCTTTTGAAGTACTTAACGATAGCCGTTCTGTCCTATTACTCCTGAAAGCTAAATTTTCAGGAGGTGTCCTTAATGACGGATGAACAGAAGCAAAAGATTATCGCCCTGCGCCGGGATGGGGCAGGGTACGGGCAGATTGCGGCAGCAGTTGGTATTTCCATCAATACGGTGAAATCGTTCTGTAGGCGGCACAGCTTGGTTACGAAAAAGGCGGCATCGGTCTGTGAACAGTGCGGCAGGCCGATTGAACAGAATCCTGGACGAAAGCGGAAACGGTTCTGCTCGGATTCCTGCCGGAACAAGTGGTGGAATACCCATCTGGAGCTGGTGAAGCGGATGGCAGTCTATACTTTCACCTGCCCGAACTGCGGCAAAAAGTTCAGTGTCTACGGCAACAGCCATCGGAAGTTCTGCTCCCATGCCTGTTATATCGAATACCGATTTGGGGGGTGGTCACCACGGATAAAAGGACGTTTCATAATGAAGCAACCTTCCAGGTGACGATGCATCTGGCAAGGAAGATGCTGGCGGAGAAACTCATCACCGAGAAGGAGTACTGGGCTTTCGAGCAGGAGATGCTCAACAAATATCAGCCGTTTTCAGGCGACTTATATACTTGCTAATTGTATCAAACAGAGTGATATATAGTGTCGAAAGGAGCTGATTTTATGCGGACTATCCGTAAAATCGAACAAAGCATACCAATAATCAAGAAGCGCAAGAAAGTCGCAGCCTATGCCCGTGTCTCCATGGAATCGGAGCGGATGCAGCATTCCCTTTCGGCGCAGGTCAGCTATTATAGCAACCTGATTCAGAAGAACCCGGACTGGGAATATGCCGGCGTCTATGCGGACTACGGCATCTCTGGGACGGGTATCAAGAAGCGGCAGGATTTCCAGCGCATGCTGGAGGATGCGGAAGCGGGCAAAATCGACATCATCCTCACCAAATCCATCCAGCGGTTTGCCCGGAATACGGTCGACCTTCTCCAGACAGTACGACGCCTGAAAGAGCAGGGCGTCGAGGTCTGGTTCGAGAAAGAAAATATCCATACCATGAGCGGGGATGGAGAACTGATGATGACCATCCTCGCATCCTTTGCCCAGGAAGAAAGCCGTTCCATCAGCGAAAATGTCAGATGGAGAGTAAAGAAACGATTCGAGAAGGGCATCCCCAATGGACATTTCCGGATTTATGGTTATCGCTGGAAGGGTGACCAGTTAGTTATCATCCCTTCGGAAGCAGCTATTGTCAAACGCATCTTCCAGAATTTCCTTGATGGAAAGTCCAGGCTGGAGACAGAGCGGGAATTTGCTGCGGAGGGAATCAAGACGCGGAACGGCTGCCAATGGCTGGATTCGAATATTAAAAAGATTCTTACCAACATTACCTACACAGGAAACTTGCTGTTACAAAAGGAGTACATTACAGACCCCATCACCAAGCATCGGAAGAAGAATCGTGGGGAGCTGATGATGTATTACGTCGAAAATACCCATGAAGCCATTATCGATAAAGCAACGTTCGACTACGTGCAGCAGGAAATAGCACGGCGGCGTGAGCTGGGTCCATTGGCCAATAAAGCGTTGAATACCTCCTGCTTCACGGGGAAAATCAAGTGCGGTATCTGCGGCAAAAGTTTCGTCCACAGTATTCGTCATGACAGAAGCAGGGCAGAAGTATGGGTGTGCCAGTCACATAAGGTGCGGAACTGCAAGTGCAGTATGAAAGGCGCTATTCCTGCCAAAGTGCTGCATGAAGAATGTGCTGCGGTCCTCGGCCTAAAAGAATTCGATGAACAAGTGTTTCTGGACAGGGTAGAAAAAATTCTGGTACCGGAACACCATACAATGATTTTCTATTTGAAAGATGGCCGGACAGTCACCCGGCACTGGGTATCGACGGCAAAGAAAGACTGCTGGACCGATGAGTACAAGGACCGTCAGCGGGATTGGATGAGAAACTATATGGCCAATGGAAAAGGTACCCGGTTCTCGCCTTTTACGACCCGGGTGCGCTGTGCCGTATGCGGCCACGCCTTCCGGCGATGCAAGCAAAGAAAGAAACACGGCATCACCGTACACTGGCGCTGTGGCCAGGGTGGCAAGTGCAGTTCTCTCAGCGTCCGCGAGGAAGACCTGATGAAGATTGCCGCTGATGCCATGGGGCTGGAAGCTTTTGATGGCGACCGTTTCCGGAAAGAAATCGACTTTATGGAAGCCGGGGCAAAAGACAGGATTACCATCCATTTCAAGGATGGCAGGATACAGATTGCGCCATGGATGAAACCGAAGAAGCAGGGAACCCGCCATACGGAAGCTTATAAGAAATACATGAGCCAGCTGGGGAAGAAACGATGGACTCCAGAGAGGAAGCAACGGATGAGTGAACAGATGAAAGCCCTACGAAAGGAGCGTGGTGGAAATTGGCAAAAACAGTAAGAGCGATACCAGCAACCATCAGCCGCTTCACAGCAGCTCCCATCAACAGCCGGAAGAAGCGGAAAGTGGCTGGCTATGCCCGTGTTTCCACGGATCATGATGACCAGATCAGCAGCTATGAAGCGCAGGTCGATTATTATACGAACTATATTAGGGGACGGGATGATTGGGAATTCGTCGGCATCTATACGGACGAAGGCATCTCGGCCACCAATACCCGTCACCGGGATGGATTCAAGCGGATGGTCAGAGATGCCATGGATGGGAAGATTGACCTCATCGTTACGAAATCGGTCAGCCGCTTCGCCAGAAACACCGTCGACAGCCTGACCACAGTGCGGAAGCTCAAGGACAAAGGCATCGAGATTTATTTCGAGAAGGAGAACATCTGGACGCTCGATGCCAAGGGCGAACTCCTTATCACCATCATGAGCAGCCTGGCACAGGAAGAAAGCCGGAGCATCTCGGAAAACGTCACCTGGGGTCATCGGAAGCGGTTCGCTGATGGCAAGGTGAGTGTTCCCTACAGGCATTTTCTGGGCTATGACAAAGGGCCGGATGGCAATCTGGTAGTCAATAAGGAACAGGCCAAAACGGTGAAGCTGATATATCGTCTTTTTCTGGACGGCTATACGTTCCACTCTATCGCAGGCGAGCTGACCTCTCAAGGGCTGAAGACACCGGCTGGCAAGAGCAAATGGTACCCCAAAACGGTGGAGAGCATCCTGACCAATGAGAAATATAAGGGCGATGCCTTGCTGCAGAAGCGGTTCACCGTCAATTTCCTGACGAAGGAAACCAAGGATAATGAGGGCGAAGTGCCGCAGTACTATGTGGAACACAACCACGAAGCCATCATCAGCCCTCAGGTATTCGACTGGGTGCAGGAAGAAATCAAGCGACGCCGGGAAGGGAAGAAACGCTATAGCGGGGTATCCATCTTTTCCAGCAAAATCAAATGTGGAGACTGCGGCGGCTGGTACGGCGCTAAGGTCTGGCATTCGAAAGATAAGTACCGCAGGACCATCTACCGCTGCAACGATAAATTCAGGAACCATTGTAAGACGCCACATCTGACGGAGAACGAAATCAAAGATGCCTTCGTCCAAGCCGTTAACCAGCTTATTGGCAACAAGGAAGAAATCCTCAGCAATATCGTCGTGTTGAAGCAACGGCTCACGGATACCGGTTCTCTGGAAAAAGAACGTGATGCGTTGGAATTGGACCTGAATATGCTGGCTGACCAGGTGCAGCAGCTCATTGCCGAGAACGCCCGGGTGGCGCAGAACCAGGAAGAATATAGCAGGAAGTACAATGAGCTGGTCAGCCGTTATGAAGAAACGAAGAAGAAGTATGATCAGGCTTGTGCTGCCATGAAACGGCGCATCGCCAGTAGCCGGCAGCTGGAGAGCTTCATCAAAGACCTTCAGGAGCAGGAACTCATCAAGACTTTTGACGAAAGGCTATGGTGCAGTCTGGTAGACTTCATCACCGTTTACAGCAAAGAAGACATTCGGGTAACCTTCAAAGACGGGACAGAAATCAAAGCATAAAGGAACTATCGGTCATAATCAGTAGATTTAACTTGATTATGGCCGATTTTTCGTGTTATTTTCTAGCCTATGATATAATAATTGGAAGAACAGCCGATAAATGGAGGACGCGGAAAATGGACTTATACGAAGAAGCAGTGGCAAAAAAATACATGACGTTGGTAGAGGCATTGAAATGTTTACCAGGGGTTATGCCCAACAAATCAAAAAAATTAATTGACGATGCCTTGGAAATAAGCTATGTACCTGGTTCTATGGAGATATCAGATTTCGGTTATCGTGTTGGTGAAACGAAATTATCACAAGAGGAATACGAATCTATTCATATAGAGGTGCTGTCTTTTTACGGAACTACGATAAGAATAAGCCCCCAAGGAGCTAAAGTCCTTATGAAACTGTATCGAAACGGAGATTTAGTCATGCATAAGGGAAAAAGTATAGCTGAATCAACAACGTTGCAGGCGTACATTGATAAAGAAAGTGCCTTTAAAAAAGAAGCTGACAGAATTAGACGGGAAGATGAACGAAAAAAATATCTTATTGAAAATCCTGATAAAATCAAAGAAGACGATTTTTCATATTCTTTGTTAGACAGTGTGTTTTATCGTAAATTCGGTGCATTTCGTGGATGTAAAACGATGATTCTGGATGGTATTGAAGTTAAAAAGTCTGTCTCTGTTTATCAGAGTAATTCGGGGAAAACACATGATTCAGAAGTAACATTTAGCTGGATTGACTCGAAAGGAGAACGTCAAAGATTATGTAAACCTAGCCTTTATAGTGAGAATAGAAGAAACGATGCTAACCGGAATTGGGGCCTACCGGAATAGCTTAAAAAGGTCATTAAACATAGGCAGGAAAAATTCTGTTGTAACAGCCTAGTCAAAGAATGTCTAATGATGAACTGAATGATATCTGTCTGGTAGCATAGCGATTTTGCAAAGAATAGGAATAATTAAAAGCCGTGAACTTATGAGTAAATATTATCATGAGTTCACGTTTTTTTATGTGCCGATTTAAATAATATTTTCTTTGCACACGGGGGTGTTCAAAATCCCCGCTATCGTTCCATTGTATCAATTACATGACCTGTTGAGATCCCGCGTGTGGGAGTGGCAGCCTATTAATCCGAGCTGCGGATGAGGCACCGGTTGATGAAAATGGCGATACGATAGTATCCATTTTTGGACAGGAAAAAGATACATCGACAGCCGGCTTGGCAAAAATGAATTTAATCCTCCACCAAAAGGGAACGGGGGAAATTTGTAGCGGTAACACATTGCAAAATCCCAAGTATCTGGATGCGCATGGGCAATTAAGAAAGTTTGATTTTGTAGTCATGAATCCACCATTCTCTGATAAGTCCTGGACAGATGGGATAAAACCACGGGAAGATGAATTTAAACGTTTTGACGGGTTTGCTGACATACCGCCTGAAAAGAATGGGGACTATGCGTGGTTTTTGCATGTCTTAAAATCACTAAATAGTACTGGTAAAGCCGGAATTGTTATGCCTCATGGTATTCTTTTCCGTGGAAATTCGGAAGAAACCATCCGCAAACAGATTCTTGAAAGGAAATACATCAAAGCCATTGTAAGTCTGCCGGCTAACCTATTCTTTGGAACAGGCATTCCTGCCTGCATCGTTATTATTGACAAAGAAAACACAGATAAACGGAAGGGAATTTTCCTGATTGATGCCAGCCGGGGATTTAAGAAAGATGGTAATAAAAACCGTCTGCGGGAACAGGATATTGAACGGATTGTGCAAGCCTATACAAACAGAGAGGACGTACCTGGGTATGCCCGCTTTGTAACCTATACAGCAGTTTACAGCTTTTAA